CTCCAGCCATCGGGATAGAGCACGAGATCGGTCCAGCCGATCTCAACCATCTCGGCCGCCGGCGGCACAAAGCCGGTGGTTTCGGTGTCGCAGAAGCGCAGAACGGAGAGGGGAGCGACATCCATATCAGTTACCCTCCGCGTCGAAGCCTTCGAGCCAACCTGTCGTCAGCGCTTCATCCTTTTTGAACTCGGCCGGGATCGCCTTACGGCTCATGCCCTTCTCGCGGGCGTCACGGCCAGCACGATAAGCTGCGGCCTCGGCCGCTGCAGGATCATCCTGCTGCTCGCCCTTGTTTTCCGATTGCTGGCTGCTGGTGTTGTCTTCGCGCCGGGTTTCATCCGGCGCATCGTCACGGCGTTGCTGGCGGTCGTTATCCTTCCGCTTCGTTTCCTTCGATTTGGCGGGCTGCTTCTCGGTCTCGCGGTTCCCTCCGAAATCCATCGGGGCGGCCGACCCAGACTGATCGGTGATCCCGACCAGCGCGTCGAGCCGCTTCGCGATGCCGCGCGGCCTGGCGCCAGCCGGCGTGATGTCCTTTGCCGAGTTGGCGAAGTCGTAGAGGAAGCTGTCGCGATCGAGGACCTGGGCGAGTTCGCGGGCGATGGGCAGGCGCTTGGCGAGACGCTTGAAGACGGACTTCTTCGCCATCTCCTCAAACCAGTCGACCCACGGGCCGCTCTCCGGGGACTTCGATGCGGCCTTGATCTTGTCGATATCGGCAAGGCGCATCGTCTCGACGAATACGCCGCCGTCCTTCATCACGACTTGGGCATAGAACCGCCGGATCAGCTTGCGGTCCTGGTCCTCGGCCTCCTCGTGGAAAAGGTGTTCGCCGTCGTCGTCCGTCCACGCACGAAATGTGTCGTTGCCGTAGACGATGCCGACGGTTGCAGTCTTCACTTGCCCGGTGTTGTAAACTTTGGTGAAGATGCCCCGGATCATGGGGAGCCACTGAACCTTCTTGATCCACTGATCCTTCTGGCCGTTCTGTCCCTTGATCTTGGTGTTGTAGACCACCATCGCGCCTTCCTTTTTGTCGGGCATCAGCCCGTCAATGGCAGCGGCGAGTGCGGCTTCAAAGAAGGAAACGCGATCGGCAATCAGGAGGTTCGGGTCACCCATAGCGGCACGGACGAGGATCGCCTTGAACTGCTCGGGCGTAATGTGCGAGGGCAGGGCATCGGCAAAGCTGTCCAGGCGCTTCTCGATCTGCGAACGCAGGGTCTGCACGTTCGGATCGTTCGAAATGGCTACATCGTTCATGGTCGGATTCCTGTTCAGCGGAAGGTGGTTTTGGATTCGCGGAAGATCCGGACGCCGGCGAGCGGCTTGCTGTCCTTGTGGTGGAGCGCATAGGCGCGGACATACTTTTCGAGATCGCCGAGTTTGATGAAGTTGCGGAGTTCCTCGAGCGGGATCTTCGAGGCATCGAGGATCTCGGCCGTCCAGCGGCCGGTGGAGCTGATTGTGCCGGCGTCTGTCCGCGTCGGCCCGGTACCGGCCTTCAGCGCCTCGCGCGCTGCCTTCTGCGCTGCCTCTTCCAAGACCGCCGCTTCGTTCATGACGACGTCGCCCATCACCGAATGATCGGTGTTCTGCGCCTCTTCGAGCTTCTCGGCGGCGAGCTCCTGCGCCAACCGCGCGCGCTCAGCTGCCTCGCGGGCGTCACGGGCTCGCTTCTCGTCGTTATAGGCACCAACCTTTTCGGAGAATGCGGTCTTGATGCGCTCGACGCGCGTCTGCATCGTCTTGAAGAAGCCGTTGATCGTCTCGATTTCTTCGCGTCGGCTCTTGGTTGCTGATGTGCGCTCGGCATCAATGCCGGTGCTTCCGGCCAGCTTGGTCGCTTTCTTGCCGACCTCGACCATCTTCTCGACGACGTCATCGGTCAGCCCGCCGGTCTGCTCGGCGGCATCGACAAGAGCCTTCACCTCGTTGGCGCTGGTAGCCAACGCCTCGACCTGGTCCATTAGCGACTTGAAGTCGATTGCCAGCTGTTCGGATAGGCTGAGGGGCGGCGGGTTATTGTGGCCGAGGCCAACGATATCAGAAGCGTCCATTGCTCTGGTCCTTCAGTTTGATGCGGATTTGGCGTTGAACCGCACCGTCGGCGCGGACCTGCGTGGGGGCCACGACTTCGAAGCGCTTGGTCGTAGCGATCTCGGCATTGCCCATGGCGTAGAGGATCTGAGCCCGGCAAAGATCCTCGCGCTTCTGCAGGACGCGGCGCTTTTCGCGCGCCTCGTCGAGCGCGGTCGCATAAGCTTCGAAGTCAGGATCGCCCGACAGATCAACGCGCTTGGGTTCAGACCAGCGATTTACGTCGAGGACGGCCGAGCCGTCGCGGTCCCAATCGATCGGCGGATGCTCGCCGGCGTCAGTCACGCGCCAGAACTCGGCGACGGAAGCGAGCAGGGCGGTCCACACCTGATCGTGCAGCGGGATATCAACGACTTCGATGTGGATGCCTCGGCCGACGACGAGGACCGCAACCGCAGCCCAGGTCGCCCCGGTGAGCCGAGCTTCGACGATTGCCTGCACGGCGATCCACAGCGGGACCTCGACTTCCTTGGTCTCGGGGTCGAGCCAGTGGTCGCGGTAGGCCTCCTCGGAAGAGGTCTTGAACTGGACGATACCTTGGCCGTCCATGTCGGCCCGGTAGGCAAAAGCATCGGGCGTGGCGCCTAGACGGAGAGTGCGCTCGCAGTAAAAGGCGTTGTCGGCTCGGTAATCGATGGTCCATGTCGGCCGCTCCTCGCGCAGCATCTGGACAGCAACCGGCTCGAGGAGCCGGCCGCGGCGCATTGCTTCGTTTTCCTCGGAGCTTTCCTCAACGCGGCCGGTCTTGAGTGCCCAAAGCTGATACGCGGTAGTGTACGGGTGGCACTGCAGAAGGGAGCCGGCGACGGACGCGGTGACGAAGTTACGGCGCAGTTCGAGCCAGTCGGCGCGATCGCCCGGCAGAATCAGGTCAGCGTGCATCGCCCACCTCCCGGAAAACTTCCATCGCCAGTTCGAACCGGTTCTCGGCGAGTGCCTTGTCTACGACCTGGCGCTCTTGCTCGTTAAGACTGGCCCCTGCCATCCACTTCCGAACGCAATCAGCGATCACGAGTTGGCCCGGGACGGCGATATGAACTGCCGTGTCTTGCGGCGGCAAAACAGCGAGTGCTTGCCGGGGATGGCTGACTTTACCGTTGAACATTTCGCGATCCGCTGGTGGAAGCCGCGACAATCTCAGCGGCTGTTGGGCGGATAATCGCGATGAACGCGAACATTGTCAATCACAAAATCGCGATAATCGCATAATTGGTTTCGCGATAGGTCAACGCCCCTCGCGTGCGCGCGCGTAGTTTTTTTAGATTTATTACTAAGTTAGTCGCGCGTTTTTTTAGATAATATTCAATAGGGGGGGCCCCTCACGGGCCACCCCCATAATTGGTTGATAATATCAATATTGGTCGAGGAATCGTGCGCGAGGTCTACGCCATCGCCCTCAGGTAATTGACGATCTCATCGCGCAACTTCTCGAAATCCTTCAGTTGGTCTGCAGTGAAGATCACGGCGTTTTCGTCTGCCAGCGCGTCAAATGCGCCGCCTCTAGGAGGGTTCTTTCCAGGGAAGTCGAAGGCGATAAAGCCATTTCCACCTTTGCCTGTCTCTCGAAACTCGATAGCCGTTAGATGTCTTGCGACGATGAAGCGATCGCCCTGAGCGCCTTGATTGAGGAACGATCCCAAACCGCCACCAGTCTTGGTTATGGTGATGATTGCGCCGTCGAAAGAAACTTTTCCATTTTTCCCGGTGACTTCGGACATGCTGTTCTCCTGGCTCCTCCGCAAAAATTGCGTACGCGAATCAGAGGCTAACGCTGCCGAGGCGTTTTGCGACCAATTTTCGACTCGACTCTTGTCGAAACACCTGCTTTCTTTGCCGTGAACGGAATGGGAACAAACAGGAGCGGAACATGCGGCGCCAGCCCGTCGATCACCCTGACGCAATGAGACTAGTTGTTGAGTTATCAAGTCTTTACGTCGCGTGTGACGATTGCGGGCACTCGCGGATCCTCGGCCTCGATAATTTGCAGACAGCTGCTGATCTGGGCGTCCACAACTACATGCAACTCTGCCGCAAAATTCGCTGCAGCGAGTGCCCGAAGCGCTTGCCGGCGCTTCGGAACCTGACCATCCGGCCGACGTGGCGTGCCGATAATCGTTTTCAGATCAGCGCGTGAAACACCACTTTGTGGACGCTGAAAACCTTCTTGCTATCGAACTCCAGATCGTGGCTTTCGCCTTCTCCCGGGTTGTACTGGTAGAGGCGCAGTACGTCATCTGATCGCGAGACGTAGCGTTTGATGTAACTGGCAACCTCACCGTCATCATCGAGCACCTGAACGATCACATCATCCCGCTCACGAACGCGCAAATGCGGGTTAATCCAGGCGGTTTCACCGTGGTAGAACCGGGGTTCGCCAGATGTTCCCTGGATCTGGACCGCATAGGCTCCTTCGACGTCCTCGAGCCCGGGCGGGCAGAAGACGTGTGCAATGTCCTGTCCGTTCATGATGAAGCGGCCGTTTGGGCCGGCTGCGATCTGTCCACGGAGTGGGATCGCCACGTCGCCAGGGAACTTCTGGTAGCGAGGTGGGAAGCTTGCGTTGGGGGTAGGGCGCTTAACCGGTGTAGGCGCAGCTGCAAGCCAACTCGTCATTTCCTCGTAGCCGGGCGGCAGTTCCTGGAAGAACTTTGCGATGGCCTCAATGTGGTGTGGCGCAATGCTGCGCGCTTCCTTCTCGCCACCAAACAGGTTTTTCATCCTGGACACCTTCGTGGGCGTCATGTCGCCGCCGATAAACGCAGCGAGCTTAGTGCCCACGCGCCCAGATGCGAGTTTCTCAGCAAGCCAGAGCTTTAAGGGTTCTTGAGGGTCTGTCATGGCCGCATACTCGCGCTAATCGCGAAATTTTCTATCGCGATCTCCGCAAAAACTTCTTGACTTAAAATCTCGATAATCGCAAGTATCGCGATATGAGCGAAAAATATCTCGAACCAGCTAAATCGATCGTCGCAAAAATCGGCATCCCGAAGTGTGCCGAGATCACCGGCAAGCACGTGTCCCGCGTATATCGCTGGATGGCGCCGCGTGAAAAGGGCGGCACGGGCGGCATCATTCCGTTCGAAGATGCGGCCACGCTTATCGCCCACTTCGAAAAGAACGGGATCGAGTTTTCGCACAAAGAGTTCTTTCCGGTATCGGAGGCTGCCCAATGACGGCCCTCGCTTTCGACTTCCTGGCATCGCATTCTCCTTCGCTGATCCATGCGAAGAGAGTGCCAGCTCCGGCTTCCAAAAGGCGGGAAACCCTTGCCGCTACAGTGGAATTCGTTTCCAGCAACGACAACTTCACCGTTCCCTCCCAGGAACCTGCAGGGGAGGATTTGTCTGTCGTACCTTCCCCGCAGGCAATGATGCGCGAGCTCGGTGAGCTTATCTCTGCGGGCCAGCCGGCCAAGGTGCTCTATCCGCTTCTGCACGCTGACCTTGTGCGCCACGCTCCCGACATGTCGGCCCGCCGTGTTCGCGCCCTCTACAACGGCGAGGTCTCTCGGCTTTGGAACGACGAGGCCTTGGCAATCCGTCTGGCTCTGTCCCATCGTCGTAACCAGAAGGCGCGGCGCGAGTTCGCGTGCGCAGCGGTCGCGATGTCGAAAGCTCTGGCGGCGAGCGGTGTACCTCTTTCAGCTGAACAGTGCCGCGTTGTTGGCACGCTTGCCGGGGAGGAACTGTAATGGACTGGCACCAGATCCCCAGGGAAGAGCGTATCGAACAGGTGCGCGAGCTGGCAGCGAAAGGCTTCTCGGCAAAGCAGATTTCGATGCACTTCAAGGCCGTCTCACGCAACGGCATCATCGGCTTCATGCGCCGGACAGGTATTTCTTTGATGCGGGGTCAGGGCGATTCCCGCGTTGAGAACGCGATAAACGAGAAGATCGCCGCGCGTGTTTCGAAGCCAGTTGCAAGGGTGCCGCTTCCCAGCGGCAAGACCGTTGACGCGGTTCCTACTGTGAAGATCTCTCGCAAGAACGCGTTCGATCCCCTTCCAGGCGTGCCGCCGATGCCGATCGAGGACATGCCGCTTGTCGGCCGGTGCCGCTGGCCGGTGAATGGTGTCGACGGCAACTCTGGGATTTTCTGTGGCTCGGCCACCGCGCCGGTGACGGCAACCTACTGCACCACCCACCACCATCTTTCGACGCACTAGGAGACCGAAATGGCTCGCATTCTCGAAGGGCGTAACCGCGCCAACCCTGATGAAATGGCATCGTTCGTCGACAAGTTCGAGGAGCTCGAAAAGGAAATCCTTCGAGAGAAGATGTCCTACATGGAGCGGTGCCGGCGCATCCGCACTCAGCAGAAGGAACTGCTGGACGACGCCAAGGGTCAGGGGCTCCCGAAGAACGTCGTCAAGGCCGTGGTCAAGGCGCGCGATCTCGAGCGCAAAGCCGATGCGATCATGGAAGAGCTTGAGGACGATGCTCAGCAGATCTTCAAGGATATCCGCGAAGCGCTTGGCGACTATGCCGACTTGCCGCTCGGCGCGGCGGCCGTCTCCCGCGAAGAGCAGGATGATGCGCGCACCAAATCCGTCGTGGATGCGGTGAAGAACGATCTCAACGACGAAGAACAATCTTCCTGGGATAAGGCCGCGCCGGCTGGCAGCGCCTGACCTTTCAAGAAAGACGGCGCCACGTTCTCCGGCGTCGACGATCGCCGTTCGCGCAAATGCGGTGATCGTGACCCGGCCCACTTGGGCATGAGTGGGCCGGGTCTCCCCAATTCTGCGGTCGGTCGAGGATGCCGGATACCGCCTAGCTATCGAAATCCTCCGGTGACGTGTCGCCGTGATGCACGTGACCAGCCGGAAGAGCAGCGGCCAATCTAGGAGAACACGCTGTGACCGATGCACCTCGCATCTTGGCTTTGGACTTGGCAAGCCGCTTTGGCTGGGCGTTCGGCGTTGCCGGCGAAAAGCCCATTTCAGGATCAAGCTATTTCACTCGCGACGGCCGAGCGCCGCGCGGCGGCCCGATATCGAACGGAGCGAAGTTCTGGAACGCTATGCGTTTCGCGTCCGCCACCATCGAGAAATACAAGCCGACAAACATCGTCTGCGAAATGCCGATCGCCCCTTCGTCGAAGCAGGGCCAGACGTCTACAGCGGCATTCGAGATCCTCTACGGCTTGCCTGCAGTTGTGCGCGGCATGGCTTACGGTCTCGAGGTCTACGAGTGGGAATACGCCACTCCATCGCAGGTCCGGAAGCACTTCATCAAGAATGGCGGAATGAAAGGCGAGGAGGCCAAGCCGATCGTCTTCCGAAAGTGTGTGTCACTTGGCTGGATCTCGGCAACCGACGAGGACATTAGCCACGACCGTTCAGACGCGCTGGCGATCTGGTCGTGGGCTGAAGCCACCCTGGCGCCGAAACTCGCGCAGCCGGTCGACGATCTCTTCATCAAGGCAGCTTCCCGGAAAAGAGGTGCAGCATGAGCGCGCTTGTTCAATCTCACGCTGCGAAGGCGCTGCCGGACGGCGAGTGGGATCCCTATGTCATCCTTGGCCTCGTCGCCCCGGCTACGGTAAAGCAGGTCCGAGACGCCTATCGTCGTCTTGCGAAGGCTGTCCACGGCGATGCCGGCGGCGACGATGCCGCCTTCCTTGCCCTGAAGGAAGCGCATGACTTCCTGCTCGATCCCGTCTCCCGTGAACTCTGGGATCGGCAGAAGATCCGCGCGACCAATGAAATGCGCCGACAATCCACGGAAACGCTGAAGGCGCTCTGCGAACTTGTTGTTCACAACATCATCAACGGCAACCAGCCGCCGGAATATGCCGACATTCCGAAGATGGTGCGGACCGAGCTGCGGAAGCAGCTTGAGGAACTCGCTCGAATTGAAAATCAGACCAAGCGTGAGAAGCGCCAGCTTCAGTTGCTTGAAGGTCGCGTCCGCCGGAAGAACAGCGGCGAAAACCTCGTCGCGGTTGTTATCGGCCGCCGCATCGCTGCTGCCGATGAGCGGCTGCTGAAGGTGGCGGACGAGACGCTGCTTGGCCGCGTCATGCTGGCGGAGATGGACAGCTACCAAGCCGATATCCCCGACGCTTACGCCAGGTCAGCTCGAACCGACACGTCGTCGAGGTCCTTCTATCCAAACCTGGGGAGCATATGGTCGTGACGCTGCAGATCATCATGACCCGTCTTCCCGCGGTCTTCTTGTACACGCTCATGGGGGTGGTCCTAGGCGTCGGCATATTCGGCGTTGCCGCAAAGCTGTCAGCAGGCTGGTTCTGACGGCATGGATACCCTGTTTTCATACTACGGCGTGAACTGGAAGTTCGGGCACCTCGAGCCGGGTGGCTACGATTTTCTCATGGTTGATCCGCCGTGGGACTTCTCAAACTGGTCGAGCAAGGGTGAGCGAAAGAATGCTAAGCGGCACTATCGCTGCCTGCCGCTCGAAGTGATCAAGGCCTTCCCGATCGCCGAGCTCGCCGCACCGAACACTCTGCTTTGGCTGTGGGGCACGAATCCGATGCTCGATCAGCAGATCGAGTGCATGAAGCATTGGGGTTTTGTGTTCAAGACGGCGGGCAACTGGGTGAAGACCACAGTCAACGGCAAGATCGCCTTCGGTACCGGCTACATCTTCCGATCGGCGTCCGAGCCGGTGCTCATTGGAACCCGAGGCAATCCCAAGACCACACGTTCAACCAGGTCCGTCTTCTTCGGCGAGGCGCGCGAGCATTCGCGAAAGCCAGAGGAGGCCTATTCGGTCGCCGAACGCCTGATGCCAGACGCACGACGGGTCGAGATTTTCAGCCGGACCAACCGGCCGGGCTGGGAGGCTTGGGGCGACGAGGTCGGCAAGTTCAACGGAGAGGCGGCATGAGCGAGAAGGTTTCAGGCGAGAGCCTGTTCGGTCTGCCTGTCGCCCACGAGACCGGCCTGTCGCGGCTGCTCATCGAGCACGGTGACGGCCGCTGGTCACTCGCTTTGGTCCGTGATGCCGTGGTCAAGGAATTTCCCGATCGGCCGGTCTGGTCCGAATGCACGTTCACGATGGACGACGCGCTCGAGACAGCGCGCCTGGCATTCTCCAGCGATCCCACGATTCGAGACGACAAGTTCGCCGGCAAGAAGCTGGCTGCAGCCCTGTTGATGTTCGCCCATGCGATGGGCCTGACGGAACTGGAGAAGAAGGGATGACATTCCGACCGAAAATGACCGGGCTCACTCTCAGCGTGACCGAGAAGGTAAAGGCAAACCTTGATCGCCAGGCGGCCGCGCACGGCGTCAGTCTTTCGGTCTGGTGTGGCCATCTGTTCGATATGGCATTCGCCGCTGTCTGCGCTCGGGAGAAGTCGCAGGAGTTCTATGATCAGGATCTCGACGCGATAGTCGGCGCCGCGCTTCTGCTGAGGGAGCGCGAGAAGTGGGATACCGCAACGCTCGCCAAGAGCATCGGCATCTCAGAGCCGACGGTCATCCGGATTCTGGACGGATGGAAAACTTATAGGTACGCCAGTTCGCCAGAGCGACTGGCCGAGGCCGATAAAAAACAAGTCGATCTGCTTGAGGAGGCGGTTGCTCGCGACGATCTTCTAAACGTAAAGCTACCGGAAAAACGACGCCAACTTCTTGAGGTCCTCGTGAAATCGAAGGCCCGCTGGACGTCTATCGAGCGGATCATCCACGCCTTGTGGGGTGACGACGCTAACGGCGGCCCTGATGACGCTGAGGGTGTCATTCACGGCCATGTATGCAAGCTCCGAAACGACGTGCTTCTCGCCAAAGGCTGGACAATCATCTCGTCGCGCGGTGACGGCTATTGCCTGGAGCGCGTCTCGTGAACGAATTCGATGGATACGCAGCACGGCGCCGCGGCGGCTGGTGGGCAATGCTTCGCTTCGCCCGGGACGGTGAGAGTAAGCCGCTCCTCGGCTCCGGTGGGGAGCCGATCCTTTATACCGATGAGCTGACAGCGACCAAGGCCGCGCTGCGGCACGTGCTCGCCTACTTCAACGGCCACTTGGTCAGTTCGATCGAGATCGAGCGCGCCGACTTCAAAACAGTAAAATTCGAGAAAGCCAATCGGCTCCTCTTCAGAAAGGGGAAAGCGATTCCGGTGCAGAGCGTGAAGGGTGGCACAATCCGTGAGTGACAATGCCGAGTTCGCCGCCATCATGGAGCCGGTTGCTCGTCGCATTCTCGGCGAGTTCATCGGCGATCCCAACAAGGAACTGTCGACGCGTACCGAGCTCCGGTGGGGCAAGAACGGTTCCGTCTCTGTAGACCTATCCAAATCCACATTCTACGACCACGAGGACCAGATCGGCGGCGGTGTTCTCGATCTTCTGCGTGCGTTCAAAGGCTTCAGCAAGGGCGAGGCTGTCGCTTGGCTGGTCGATGAGGGCTTTCTTGAGAGTCGTGAAAACCCGGTTGCCAAACGCGAGGATCCTGTCGCCGTCCCGGGCGGCTTTCCGGACTTCATGGATCCAAAGCCGATCGCCTTCTACCAGTATTTCGATCCTGCAGGCCAGCTCGCCTATCAGGTCCTCAAGTTTCCGAAGTCAGCAACGCGCCGGTTCATGCAGCGTCGGCCGCATCCGGCCGGCGGCTGGGTGTGGGGCCTGCAGGCTGGCGAGTACGCGAGAAGCAAGGTGCCGAAAGGGGAGGTCGCGAACTGGTGGAAAGCGAAAGAGGACAAGAAGTACGAGGCGCGGGAGAACCTGCAGGACGCCGTTCGGTACCTCTACAATCTCGCAGCCATTCGCGGGCTGAAGCAGTCCGGCGGCGGCACGGTCTTCCTGATGGAAGGCGAGAAAGATGCCGAGACCGTCAAGGCTTGGGGCTATGTCGCCACCACGAATGTCGGTGGTGCGAAATACTGGATACCGGAGTTCGACGATGAGCTCGCAGACCTTGATATCATCATCTGCAACGACAACGACGATACCGGGCGGAATCGCGTTCAAGCCAGAGCAGCTGCGCTGCGCGGCAAAGCGGCAAGTGTTCGCGTCATCGATATCGCGAAGCACTGGGCCGAATGCCCGGACAAGGGGGACATCACAGACTGGAAAGAGAAGGGCGGCGGCAATGCGCAGCGGTTCGATGCGCTGATCAAGAGCGCGCCAGCGTGGATACCAGAAGCTCCCCGATCTTCCTTCCACGCCATGACATGGAATGACTTGGAGCAACCCGGGCAGGACCTCGAATATCTTGTGTACGGCATGCTCACGATCGGCGATCGCTCGATGCTCGCCGGTCCATCTGGGTCTGGCAAGACCTTCTTGGCCACCCATCTGGCAATGTGCGTCGCTCGTGGCCAGGAATTCCTCGGCCGAGCCGTCCAGCAGGGCGGCGTGATCTATCAGGCGGGCGAGGGCGCCCGCGGCCTGAAGAAACGCATCAAGGCATACCGCACACATTTCAAGGTGCCGGAAAACGAAGATGTGCCGTTTGTCCTGCTGCCGTCACGGGTAGACCTATTTTCGAAGGACGGCGACACGCAGAAGCTGATCGACGAAATTAACGCCTGGAAGCCGGTCATGAGCCACCCGCTGCAGATGGTGGTCATAGACACCTTTTCCAAGGCAACTGCTGGCGCAGACGAGAACAGCGGCAAAGACGTTTCAATCATCCTTGAAAATGTCGATCGGATCTCCGCTGAGTGCGGTGTCCATGTCATGATCGTGCATCACCTCAATGCTGACGGCAAAAAGTTACGTGGGCATACCTCCCTTTATGGTGATGTCGATCAGGTTCTCACCGTTACGAACGACGAAGAAACGCGAGTCCGTACACTGACGCTGACAAAGCAGAAGGACGACGAGGACGGTGTGAAGATCAACTTTTCGCTCGCTCAGGAGATCGTCGGCTTTGACGCGGTAAACGAGCGCGACATCACCTCGTGCGTGGTTCTTACCGTTTCGGAAAAGGACAGGTTGAAGAAAGAGCAGGAGCGGATGGGGGTGAGCGTCAACCCAACGGAACGACGCTTCCTCGTCGAGTTCTTCGAAGCGATCGACAAATACGGCGAGTTCGTCATCGAGCAACCCGGGCTGCCACGCGCTGCGCGTGGAAAGTCGGTGGTGACCTGGGATCACTATGTAGAGGTCGCGGTTTCGAAAATGCTGAACGAAGAGGATCCTCGCAAGGCGAAGGATCGGCTGCGAAAGGCATTCAATCGTATGACCGACGGGTTGGTGAAGATCGGCGCGATCCGGTTCGAGAAGCCCTACATGTGGTGGACCGGCAAGCCGATCCGCGGTTTTAGCCGGACCTTTCCGCGCAAGGAAGCCGATGCGCATCGCCAAGCGGAGATTTTCAACACGAGCGATGATCCGGACATCGATGACTTCAGGCGGGGCGAAGTGGAGGTGCCATTTTGAGAAAGACAGTTCGACGCCAACACGGCGATCCGGTGAAGTACGTCACCTATGTGCTCTGGCTCATGGGGTATTCCGAGGGAACCATCGCCAAGACGCTATCCCTTCGGCGCAAGCAGGTCGCGGGCATCATCACGCGCAGCGAATACGCTGGTCGCAGCGCCATGACGGATCACGAGAGGTCGGAAAAGCTGAAGGAACTTCAAGAGGTGCGATACGAGGACGGTGTGCCGCTCGATGGCGGCATGCTCGATCGCGTCGGGTTCGAGATCATGCCGGCGGCTAAGACTGCGCTGGCCGGTCCGCTGCGGAGGCGCATGTGATGCGGAGCTTGAAGGACCGGCTGAGAGAACAGCGCCTCGACCGTGACGCGCTGCGCAAGGGCATTCTGCCGTTGTCGGCCTTCTACGGCCGCGATCCGGATTTTGAGAATCGTCGCAATCAGTTCTACGCCGCGATGGCCAAGGCATATGAGCGGCGCGAGGCACCGAAGGTTACGGAGGTGGATGTCCGCGCTGGGCGCGATGGTCGGCCAGCTGAGATCGCCAGCATCGGCCGGGAGCGTGCGATGCCTGTCATCACGAACTCAGCACCGCTCGAATACCTGTTCAGCAAAGGAATGCTGCAGACCAAGGACGATACGCACGGTGCAGCTTATCGCAGGCTAAGTGCCGGTCAGCGTCTCCGAAGCATATGGGAAGGGGCACAGATTTCGGGATTGAAGGCCGCGAACCTCGAAGGCTCAAGCGGCGGCGGAGCGCCCGGCCGGCTGCCAGGTGAATATAAGATGGACTGCATCTGGTGGCTCAGCGAGCTGCGCGGTCATAACCAGACGCCTGGTCTCGAGCAATCGCAGTTCTCAATGGTGGAAGATCTCGTCTTCCACGATGTCTGGTTATGGGAAAAGTTCCGCGCCGATCGGCGGGAGCGCGTCATCCTGAAACTGCTGAAAGCGCTCGACGATCTGTCGGTGCGCTTTCACATGATGGAGAAGCGGGATTTTAACGCCCGCTGGTACCCTGCACGGCGGAGCGGAGGAGTGCAAGAATCGCCTGATCCATCTCCTGCTCCCGCCCTTGAGGAGACGAGCGCTCCGATGCAATCCGAGAAGCCTCCGACCGGATCAGAGCCTTGATCGTACGAACTGCCTCCGCCTCACGCAGGGCGTCGGGGCTTCCCATCAGAAGCTCCTGGTCGATCAAAACCATTATTGCATTGATCGCTTCGAGGAATGAGGCGTTGTCTCTGGTCCACGGCGATATATTCGTGGCGTAAGCCGCCATCGCCAGCCTCTCAGTCATGGTCAGCTCGCGCAATCCACGGCTTGTGTGACCGGCCAACGATGGCGACATGCCGATGGCTTCGCCGGCATTGCTCACCTGCTTGGCGTTGAACCCCATAGCTTTCATCCAGGCCTTGAAGTCATTGCTTTCGTCGTCGGCCACCGGCAGCACCTCGGTTGTCATCGTCATTGTCTGGTTCCTACGTTGATATGCGATTCGGGGAAAGGCGGCGCCGGAGCGCCGCACTTCATTTCGGAGTTTTCGGCTTGTACGAGGCGGTGCGGAGGTATTCCGGAAGCCAGCCGGTCTTCTTCGCGGCGTCAACCGCAAGTGCGGCCATGTCGCCCTTTTTGCCATCCTTCAGCTCTTGGCCAGTCATTTCCTTGTATGCGGCGGCGATGATCGGCTTGCGGGCCTGTTTGAAGAATGACTCCACATCGAACTTCGGCGTGGGATCAACATTGAAAGCTTCCAATGCAGCCTTCCGCTGCTCGGCGCCCGCGCTCCATTCCTGACTGACATCAACGACCTGCGCGGTGAGCTTCGCGAGTGCCTTCTTAAGATCGGCGGCCTTCATTCCCGAGTATTGCTCGAAGGCCTCGAGGTAGGATCGGGGAGCCGTCTGCGACTGGTACCCTGCGCCGGCATACCCGCCCGTTGGTTCAATCTTTAGGCGACCTGGCCGCCGATGGGTGTACGGCGTAACAGGTCCGAGCTCGAGCAGCGCGGCGAGCATGGCAAGGGCCTTGTCTGGCGATGCCTCAACCGCCTCCGCAAGCGCTGTCGTCGCGGCCTTCCCAAGCTCGGAAAGCACCGGCGCAGAAATAGCCAACGGATCCTTTTCCGGTTTATCTGAAGAGCTGCTCGACGAGGTTTGTTTTCGCGGGACCTTGCCGTATTCAATGCTGTAGTCTCGGTCTGTTCGAATGATGACGCCGGACGCAGCCCTCTGTTCGGCCGAATGCACGCCTATCGCCACCTTATTGAGTTCGTCGAACTCTTCATCAAGCGCACGATAGCGCTCCTGCTCGTCCTCCGGCAGTTCTTCGATATCGACCTCATCGAATTCTTCGAGCGCTGCCTGTACCTCGTCGAGCCGCTGCTGCACTTCTGCAGGAATGTCAGTTTCTTCTGGTCGTAACGTATCCATATACCAGACGCTGTCGCCCAGTTCCTCGGCCGTCTGCACCCATGCCCAGCCTGCGTCGAGCAATTCCATCGATATTTTCGCGATCTTTTCAGCCTTCAGCTTCTCTATGATATCGCGGCTGGTCCAATAGCTATGATCCTCGAACAGGTCGTGGGTGATCTTCCCGCCGGCAGTGATGTACATGGTCTCGCCGATGAACTTTGCGATCGGGCCGTTGGATTTCGTGCCGGTGCCGGCAATCGCCTCCTTGATGTAGACAGCGTTTGTCTTTTGCCAGCCGGGCAGGTTGTTATAAATCTCCAGCTGGCGTTCGGGGTTTGGTTCAAGGGTGTAGGCCGTCGCGGTGTCGAAACGGATTTCCTCGAGATCGAGCATTTCCAACAGCACTGGATGCAGCCTGCCCAGGGCCATGCGGCCCTGCACGAAGCGAAGTGTCTGCCCAAAGCGCAAAGCGATATCGTCGGCGGTCGCACCTTCATCGGCCAGGCGGGAGAACGCCTTAAACTCGTCAACGGGACGCATCGAGCGGCGCAGAATGTTTTCAGCGAGGCTCATTTCATCGGCGCCATTGTCGTCAACGTCCTTCACAAGCGCCGGAAGCTCGAAACTTGCCGGCAGCTTTCCCTCGAAGATCAGCTCGACGACAGCCGCGTGACGGCGGCCGCCGGCGAACACGCGGTAGCGATCGCCTTCAAGATCGCGGTCAGCGGGAGCCGGTGGCCTGACGCCGATCGGCTGTATGATGCCATGTGCGAGGATAGATGCCTTCAGCGAGGCGAGGGAGTCTTTGTCCCGCATCCTGCGGGCATTGCTGGCATCCAGCACCAGACGATCTGTGGTGAGCGACAACTGTTCCATTGCGGTAGAACCTCTTAAGTTGGGATTTCGGGTAGCGGTGAAAGGAGGGCCGGCGCGATGTGCGCCGGCGGCGGGCAACGTCATGCGGCATTGGCTACCTGCTGACGGCTGAGAGATTTGACGAGGCCGCGGATCGAGAGACGGACATTTGCGTCCGTGATGGTCTCGAAATCCATGGCCAGCTTCTGTGCATCAGAGCTGATGGCGGGCAGGGCGGGCGTTTCGCCGGCATTCGCCTCGGCGGCACCTTCGAACAAAGCGGAGACAGTTACGTTGAAGACGCGCGCGATTTCGACGAGGCGGCTTGCGCTGACACGGTTCGTGCCCTTCTCGTACTTCTGCACCTGTTGGAATGTGATCTTCAGATGCTCGGCCAGCTTCTCCTGGCTCATGCCGATGCGCTGGCGAAGCTGGCGGATGTTAGCGCCAACCTTGAGGTCAGCGCCTGCGGGTATCTTTGTCATAGCAGTTCTCCTGAAAAGAAAAGGACCGCACGTGGCGGCCCTTGGGGTAATGGAGGATAGTGGACGGTGGTAATCAGTCCTGCGTCGGCATAAGCACGCCCGACCACCCCCCGATCGAGCCGGTAACGATCGTGGGCGACACGGCGTCGGCCATGCGGAGCTTGAGCTTCTTGCCGTCCGGGCTGGCGGCTTCGATGGCCGATCGCAGATACTTGGCGTCAAAGTTGATCTGCAAGGGATCGCCCTCGAACTGGCACGGGATCTCGGTCGATCCTTCCCCACTGTCGCCCTTGGCGCTGATAGCCAAAGTGGTGGCATCGAACGACAGGCGGACATGCTTCGCCCCGGTGCATTCGACGAGTGAGGCAACCGCCGCACCGATCACAGCACCTTCGATCATCGCAGTCTTGTCCGGTTCGGCCGGGATGACGCGTTGGTAATCAGGGAAAGAGCCGTCGATCAGCTTCATCGAAACAGCCACGTCGCGGAAGACAAACACGGCGATCGACCCGGACAACTCGACCTCTGCCGGTACCGACGATGCGTGCCCATCAAGTAGTGCGGCGACGAACTTCACGCCCTCGGTCGGAAGGATGCCGGAAACTTCCAGCTTGCCGGTCCGGACATCCGTGTCTTGGATATACAGGCGATGCCCGTCCGTCGCAGCAAAACGGAGGCGTCCGTTGTGGCTGTGGATGAAGACGCCATTGAGATAATAGCGGGTCTCCTCGGTGGATACCGCATCGAGGGTGCCGTCGAGCGCATTCCAGAGCACCGCGCTTGCGATCGAGAAACGCTGGACATGGGCGTTTTCGTCATGCCGGATCGGATCGGCGAAGTCGTCGGTCGGCTGAGCATCCAGCACGAACCGGCTGTCGGCCAGCTGGATCGCGCACTTGGTTGCAACGAAGCGCTCGGCGTCATCCGGTTCGCCATCGTTGAGCAGTTCGAGGATTGCCGTGTTACTTGGCGTGCCCTTCTTCATGAGCTTGTGGAGCGCGGCCGCCGGCAGCGCGGTCGAGAAGCGGGCATCGACGTCGGCCGCGACAGACGTCTCGGCCTGAATATCGAGGTTGGTTGCGATCAACGCTATCCCGCCCGGCTCCGAAGACAGCCGGACATGGCTGAGGATCGGCAGGGCTGACCGATTGCAGATCTTCGACAGCAGCCCGATGGTTTCGGTGAAGTCCGCTCGGTCGACCAGGGCAGAAGGATTCTCCGACGGAAAGAGTTTCACGACGTTTTGCATGCATGTTCTCCTGAGGTTGGGCATAAAAAAACCGCCTCTCGGCGGTGGATTTCGGCGGCGGCCGAATTTCGGAATGATGATAAATTACTTACTCATGCGTGTAGTTCTTCCTTGCTCAGGGCGCGCAGACTGTGCGACAGATGCGCCTAATATTTTCAAGTTCAAGAATCGCAATGGACCTAGACGCAACCTTTGGCCCTTGTGCCGGTGCTGGAAGGCCGATATCGGCGGCAGAACAGAAGTACGCCCCGGATAGCCTCCAAAAACTCACGGACGAGACAGCTCTTGTTCTGAAGACCTATATGGACACTGTCACCGGTCTCAAGATGCCGGGCGTCGTGCACAGCAATTCCCTTGTGATTTGGATTGTGGACGACGAGGGTGAAATTTGCTTCGCAATGGAAGAGCTCTTTGAAGAAGCAACTGGTACGCTTGCGACCGTTCGACCGAGAGGCGACTGGGGTAAAATCGATGGAACAGTAAAGCTCGGCCACCCATCGCTTATCGAGGATGCCGACAAGCGAGCGCGTATAGGTGGCGAACTCGTCTACGATCGCGGGAAGGCACACTGGGAGATAAACAACTTCTCTGGACGCTATGGTCAGCGGAAGTGGCAGACCCGTGCGCATCTAGAAGCCGTGGCTGGAAAATTTAACGACTGGGGCATATCTTTACACGTGACCTTCGGTCAGCCTTAACTGGAACAACAAATGTTGAGCATCAGCAATCTGCGCACATCACAGCTGGAAGACCTAGCCGAACGGATTCCCAAGGGTGAATGCGTAGATGAGCTCGTCGATGCGACCCGTCGCTTCCTATCGAACATTTCGTTGGATGGCGGGGCAGACAGCGATCTGGTCTTTATGTCGGGCAAGCGCTTGGCCGCTGTTGGAGTATGGAACTCAATAGCGCCGCCCAAATTGGCGAAAGCTCTCAAGGGCGTGCCTCGAGAAACAGTCGAACTCTTTCTCGAACGAGCAGCCGCTGGATATAAATACGCTGTGCTTGACGCGATGGCTGTTCCGGAACAGCAAAAGGGCAAAGCGATAAAGGGTAAGCGAGCAAGAAAATGGGTTATTGCGGCTAAGAAACATACACGACAAGGCTCTTTTGTTTGGAGCCAGCGACTTATGGATCATACCCATGTATTCGACGCTGCAATTGGAGAATTTGTGCCTGCAATCGACCGCCCAACAATGACAGCATTGCCAAACCGTGGAGGTGCGTCCGGCAAAGTTGTGGTCAAGAGAAATCCTATTACGGGTCGTTTCTCTAAAGTGATCAATGAATATGGTGAGTCTGGAGGGAAGGTGTCACCTAGACATGGCGTGGGTTACCGCGCCGGGCAGCACCCACTCCAATACCAAAAGAAAGGTTAGCCGATCAGTTCTGCCAACCCTCGGCTTGTGCGACGATGTTCTTGGTGCGCTCGACGGCCTTTGCCACCGGCTCGATGTAATAGGGAACGCCGGAGAACTGGCGTTGCTGCAGTTCGTCCTCGAGCAGGCGAAGGTTCAGGCGGAGAACGACCAGCATTGCAGCTATGATAGGTGCGGTGGCTTCCGGTGGCTGTTCCCGGCCGGCGTGAACGCAGGACATTATGCCCGCGCCAACTGCGCCGCCGGCCAGCAGGCAGGCGATGTGGATAAGCATGTTACCTCCGTAACAATCTGAGAAAGGCAGCTTGTAAGTGCAACTTTGACGCCGCATCATCAGCACGGCTGGACGTCAAAACGGGGAGCCCGGCAGTGCTGTACCCAATTTTAGACCACGATGATTTTCAAAAGAGCCGAAAGGCTCTCATGGCGACGTCGGCTTTTATGATCATACTGTCAGAGCTACAGTTCGTTGGCTCTGAGATCAGCATCGATGGAGTGAAGCTGACCTTGGATAAGAATGTGATCGTTGGGTTCGCAACGGTCTTCCTGCTCTATTTTGTGTATGTTTTTATGCTGCGCATGCTCGAGTTCTCATTTGCAACGAGAATCGAAACATTGAAAGGCAACCTTGAGAAACTTCAAAAGGATTATGAAGAGGCGCGATCTGATGCCGTGCAGGCGCAAACCTTGTACGACAGCAAGCATGAGATGGAGCACTTCATATCATTTGAGGAGTTTGCTCGAAGACATGCACAGGAAACAGAGCAACTGTCGGAACGGGTAAGGCTTGTGAAGCTATCCGCGTACACAACGATCGACGTTTTATTCCCTCTGCTTTTAGCGATGTTGGCATTCTGGAAAGCGGGCTCGTTATGGGCAGCGTTTGGATTCCTATTCTGATATTTGTTCGTCTGGGTCACCCCGCCCCCTCGGTGCGGGCGAGCGGTATTGTGGAGCGTTGACGTCTGCGGGAGAAATGTCAGATAGAGGTGCTGTAAGATGTTGGCCGCTAGAAGCAGGGTTAGGACAGCGTGAAGCAGACCGAAGTCGAGAGCGAAGCTTTTCGCAATGATTGGCAGACGCACTACTCAAGCCGGTTGCCGTTAGCGTGGGAGCTGCGGGAAGAAGGGATTTTGCCTTGGGCGAGGTTTCATTTTTTGCCGGAATCAAAGCATTGGCCAACCAATGCCAAGGAAAACAAGACAGTTCTTGAAAGAGCCGACGTTCTTGGCAATGCTGTTCTGGGCCTCGGCAGCCCGTGCTGGCACGTAGAGTGTTTGCGGGCCGATGATCCGGAAATACAAAAAGGTGCCGTGTCAGCGGGCTTCGTCGCGCAGGTTTTTTCGTATGAGTGGAACACGTGGATCGTCTTTGTTTCATCCGAAATTTGGAAATCAAGCGAAACTCGTGCGAAGCGACTAATTGAGATTGCTCGTGACGAAACTTGGCCTCACTCCATTTTCTGGATGAGCAAAGAAAACGGTCAAATCTTTGCGCCATACGATGGAGGTTTTGATCTATTCCTGAAGTCAAAGCAGGATGTTGCGCACCTCCGCGCGAAACATGAAAATTGGCTACCTCTGCCTTCACATCCAGGCGGAATGTAAGCACTGCCATTTCTTCTCGGGGCGGAGTGATAGACTTGGCGTACTCGCGTACCAATGCCGCAAAGAAATTGCGGTTTGGGGCTGGTTCGTCGCCGTCACACCACGCGCCTCCGTCGACGGTCATCGTGGCGGTTTCGATCTGGTGGGCAAGTGCTCCAGCGTTACCACATGGTCATGGGGCGAGGGTGCTGCCTCGTATGCCACTGCACCATCATGCGGGAACTGCGACCATTTACGAATGCGAAGAGAGCCATCCTCACCGGTAGCCCAGCGGATGAAAACCCGTGGCACGTCGGGGGCGTCGCTTTCAGCAGCCATGGCCACTACACCTTGATGTTCAATCTCACTCATTTGCGGTCTCCAAAAGGGATAGGGCTTGCGTGGAGGATAGCGCGGTTAACCGCGCGCTCAACGTCGGTGCGGTCGTTGACCGAGAACGGATTGAACCGGCGCCCGGCATCGCGCTGGAATACATCGTCGATGCATTCCGGGTGATCGCGATAAACCGGTGGCAGCGTGAGAAGAAAGCGCCGGTACCGCCACGCCCGGATTTTCTCGAACTCGTCGACGATGAACCGGGAGAGGGCGCTCACTGGATCATTTCCTCAAAGCCGGTCTCGGATACCCAGAGACCGCCGTCGGTGCGGACGGTGATCAGCGTGTAGCAGGCCGGTGTCGGCTCACGGGGCGTCGAGTACATGTCGCTGATGAAGCCGGAAAGGCCGGTGCGGGCAGCGGCGAGGGCATGCTTACGCCCGTCGTCACCGCCCATTTCATGCGTCCGCGTGACCAGGTGCAGGATGGCACTGATCATATCGGCTGCAACGGCCTCGATCTTGTCGCCACTGGCCACGCGATCCTTGGCAAAAGTGTGCACGAGTTCGGCCACGCTGTCTGCGCGTTCACGAGTTTTCATAGTGGGATTCCTTCAGTGCTGCAGGGCGGTGGCAATGGTGGGAGACCATTCGGCGACGGCCAGAACGAAATAGGTGATCGCCGCGAGGGCGCAGATGTCCTTGAACATGGTCAGAGCCTCTCGTGGTTGCTGGACTGGTTGATGAAGTCGTCGAGGGCGCAGGCGGCCATCTCGGCCGGGCTGATCTGTACGCCGGGCTTGATGGGAAACTCCGGCTCACGGGCGAGATCGCGGGCTTTCGCCATAGGGGCGAGGAGAGCATTCATGACGGTGAACGCGTCGTCCCTCTCGTCGAAATCTCCAATGGCCATGGCGAGGAACTGGCCTGCGTGATCGGAGTACCGACCGTACAGGGTCCAACCGGTGGAGAGGTCGGAGAAATACTCAGTCAGATCTGAGAACACGCGATCAAACTCAGTTTCATCAGTGAAAGAGCGGACGTCGTCTTCCATGTAGATGCAGTGCCTGATTTCCAAATGCTCGAAAGCCACGTCGGCCATGGGAATGTCCTTTCGGGGATGCTGCTGGAAGGCTGCACGCGCGGGGGGAGCGCGTGCAGCCACGCAAGCGGCATCGTGAGGAGGCAACGCCTCTTGCGTTACCGGCCAGTCGAGGAGGCGGGCGTCTGGCCGGTGATTAGAATTCGGCCGTTCGCAATGCGGCTGCGGAAAGCGTCTGCCTCGACGAGGTAACGGGCGAGCTCCTCGGAGGCTTCACGCTGTTGGCGGGCTCGAGCGCCTTCCCATGCGGGATGCAGGCGGGCAGTGCATGAATGTTGACTGGGCATGATCATCATTCCTTGCGGTGAAACGAAAGCGCCCGGCATTGCGCCGGGCAGGTGAGGGTGGATTGGGCTTGTTCAAGCGTCGGCTTTGACGCCCTTCAATTCGGCCATGCGGCTGGCGACCAGCCACAGCGCCTTGTTGAGCTTGATATCCTGATCAATCCCGTTGACCGCACGGGTGGATACGTTTCGGCGGCGGCCGTGATCGTCACGCGCCGTGCCATTCAAGCCGCCACGGATGACGTTTTCCTGCACGACGTTGAACTGCGTCCAGAGATCGTTGGCACGGTCGCCGACACGCTTCGTCGTCAGGAACCGCGACGGGTCGATTGCCTGGGCAAGGTTGCTGTCCTGATCGTCGAACCGCAGAACGTGCGCGGCCTGGGCCATGATCATCTTCTCGTCCTTGTCGAGCTGGATGGCGCTCCAATCGGACGGCGCGGCCAGCGCGTGTTCGGCATTGCGCAGCACTTCATAGGTGCCCTCGATTACCTTGCCCTGCACCGATTCAGCGGTGCCGCTATGGCGGACTTTCAGGCTGTCCAGCGTGCTGGTCTGGCTGACGAGCGAGTTTTTGCAGACGATCCGGAAGAGACCGGCCATCAAGTCATAGGCGGCGGTGCCGTCGTTGGCGTTCTTGAGGATGATCTCGAAAACGGTATCGCCAACGCTGTAGTTCTTGCCGTCGTTGAGGCGGCGCATGCGGATCACGTGCTTCGTGAAATCCTTCCGGCCTTCGTCGCGGGTGCGGGACTGGCGGGCGCCAACCGGCATGAAGCCTTCGCGCATGAGACCGCGCAGCACTTCGATTGTCGGGATTGGCTGGAAGCGTTCAGAGCGGCTTTCGTGAGCCTCGACCGCGAAGATGGACGGTGCCAGACGGCGCATTTCGTCCTCGGTGAGGGAGCGCGCCGTATGGTCGAAGCGCGCAGTGTTCGGTGCATAGATCATGTTCATGGTTGCGGATCCCGGTTGCTGAAACGCGAAAGCCCGGCGCTATGGCCGGGCTCTTGCATGCGGTGACAGTGGATGGCGTCAGGCGGCGACAGAGTTCGCGGCCGGTGCCTGCATCGGGTCGGCCGACTTCTTGCCAGCCTTCTTTTCGGCCTGCGTCGGCAGGGGCTTCTGGTTGCGGACAACAATCTTCGGGCCACCGGCAACGCGCAGCGCAGCCTGCACCGCACGGATGACGGTCACGTCGGCATCTTCCTTCTCGAGCTTCGCCACGACCTTCGTCAGATAGTCGGCCGCGTTGAATTCGGTGGGCTCGCTCGTCGACTCCTTCTGCGCCTTCTCGAAGTTGGCCGGGGCAACGGCCATAGCGCCGTCGATATCGGTCGCCTTCTTCTTCGCCAGCTCGAAGGTGCCGCCCTGGCCCTTGTCCGCTGCCTTGAAACTGCACTTGCCGAACTCGCAGAACCACAGCCGCAGGCCGGTGCGATAGTTGGCGGGGCTCATGTCGTAGAGCGCCTGAACGTAGATGGGGTCATTGTGTTCGCCGAGGTGCGCCAGCGCCGAGACGGCGAGCTGGTGTTCGCGTTCGGTGAAGGTTGCGATTGCCTTGCCGCGGCCAGCGATCGCACTCTTGAGTGCCTTGCCGGTGATGATTTCAAACTTTGCCATTGTCGTGTTCTCCTGTTGGGTGCCCCTCGCGCAGGGGCGGTTGACGGCCAAATGCCGGGTAATCGCCAGCCGGTGACGGCGATTACCAAGCACGTGGTATGAGGGGCAGACGATGCCTGCCCTTCAGATTTTCCGTTGTGATTTGATCCGAGAATTCCCAAGCCTGTCGCGGTTGAGGGGTGCAGCTCTTGCCCTGTCTGCGGTCGCGGTTATCAGGGTTGCCGGTTATCTCCCCGCCACCATGTTTCCATGGCCGGGACCTTCACCGATGCAACTCATTTCAATCCGCTGGTTGCCACGCGCTCTTCCCCGAACCCCGGTTTTGTCATGCCGGGTAACCAGCCCCTGCCGGGTGCCGATTGGGTTGCCTTATAATGCCTTCCGCGCCGCCCTAGAGACCTTCCGCTCAATCAGGGCGTTGCCCGCTTTCGCGAGTGTGTTGCCCAAACCTTGCGGCTGATAACCAGACCATGCGCCAGCTTTTCAAAGATCATTGTGGGTGGCGAGGGCCGCTCCGCAATCCCGAAGTGATTTCGTTTTCGCTTCGGTGATTGAGAGAATATCGCTTTAATTTCGTTTTACAATACGGTTTTCGGCCATTCCGAAGCGAAAACCGTTAAGGCATTGATTTGAAATCGGATTAATTTTGATATTGGTGAGATTTCGCCGCTAAAACCGTGTTGGTTTCGGTTTTTGTATATATAGAGACGCGATTGCGTGGCGGTGCCGAAAGCGAATCACCTCGCCGGTTTGTCGCCCTGGCTGTCGATTTCCGGCCTGAAAACACCCCTCGACCTGCCCAAAATCCGCGCCGCCCAAAAATATTTTTGTCTGTCACCGCTGGTTGAAAACGCAGGCTTTTCAGCGCTTTCCGTCGCGGAACTTTCGCGGAAGAAACGCGGAAAATTGCGGGAATAATCGCGGAAAATCGGCGCCTCGTCCGCATAGGTTGCGTGCCTCATATGAAGCCCTGCGGAAGCGGCGCGGAAAAATCGCGGAAAATCGGCGGAAAGTCGGGCCAATGTCGCGCCCGCACGCGCGGTAATTATTATAATATCTCTATAGGGGGCGCTCTTAAGCGCCCCCCTTATTGAGTTTTGAGATAGGGATATGCGAGAGCGATTGAGATCGTTCGTCCAGCCCCGCCTTGCCGGTGGGGGTGTTGACAAATTCCTTCGTAACGAGTCATCTGCATCCGGATGCTGAAATTGCGTCCTCAAACAGGCGGTTCCCCTCACGGGTTGAGCCGCCTTTTTCGTTCCAGCTTCCCGGATATCGATGGCCCGCAATCGCTACTACGAGTCCGCACACTGGAAGGCGCTCAAGCGCGCCACGCATGAGCGGGATGGCTGGCGTTGTGTTGTACCTGGCTGTGGTTCTACCCATCGCCTTGTCTGCGATCACATCCACACGCGTCCGAACGTGGATCATCCCACGCACCTCGACCAGTTGGCGAACACGCGCACACTCTGCGACGTGCACGACAGGCAGGTGAAAGAGCTTCGTGGTGGAGCTCGTCGACGAGGTGGCAAGCCTGTTGTGTCTGGCTGCAGCGTGGACGGTGCGCCGCTCGATCCCCGTCACCCTTGGCATAGGAAAACGTAATGGTCAGTCCAAGTCAGCGATTGCGTGATGATGCGGTTGTGTATCGACAGAAGGCAATGGTTGCCCGCGATGCCGCTGTGAAGGCTGAGCAACTGCGCAAAGAGAAGCTGGCGGAGTCCGACAAGCTGGAAGCCATGGCGAAGCAATCAGATGCTGCTGCCCACAAGCTGGATTTCGGTGACTGATAGCCACCCCCGGGGGCGGTCGAATGTCTGGAAGGCCCGGGGGCGCCACCGCCCGGGGCCTTCGTTCGCAGTGAGAGCAAAATAAGCGACCCCCCTTTCGGCAGAAACGAAGGGAAATCGAGGAACCCGATGAAGCCCGAAAACGCTGAAAAGCTTGGTGTTTTGGCGGACAGCCTCGATGCCGTTTTGTACTCCGCGAAACTTCCACTTCCGCCGGCCACTCACCTGCAGGCTTTGACCGAGACAATTCGGAAAGCTCGCGACCATTTGGTCGAGGTTGTGAAGGATGAGACAGGGGCAGACCCGTGGGAGGATAACTCGCTCGAGGGCTGAGAATACGAGGGGAAGCCGTCGCGCCCCGAACTTGTAGGAGCCTTGGCCACCTGAGGGTGACGCCGCCAAGGCCCGACGGCCAAGCCGGGAGGGTAGCCTGGCACCAATCCGAGGCCGGCGGTCCCGGCCAAAACAAGGAGAAGTCGCATGAGCGAACACAAGCACCCCACGGTTCGGGCCAAGTTCCGTTGCAGCAGCAAGGAAGGCACCACCGTTTTCCTGCACACGGTTTATTCCGAGGACATCCAGTCCGAGGACGGCCGCTTCACGAAGGCAACGCCCTGGGGCGAGCTGAAAATGAACGTCGACAATCCCGCAGCGGCAATCCAGTTCGAGGAAGGCAAGTCCTACTATCTGGATTTCACGCCAGCAGAGTGAGTGAGAGAGGCGTCCAAATCAGACGCCTCTACTCGAACCTATTTCGCCAATTTTTCAGCCAGCTCGTTAGCTTTTTCGCGGTTGTTCCCGGCCTGTTTGATGATCTTCTCGGCGGCTTCTGTGCTGAGATTGTGCTTACGCTTGAAATAACTGAGCTCGTAGGGCTGTTTGGCTGCCACTCTCTTGCGGTCTTGTTTCACCGCTTTTTTGTCATCTGCCATTGCTCTCCTCCGAATTTTATCACGGCTCTTGCCGCACCTGATCCGATCATGAGTGCGATGAGTCGGCAATACATCGGTCGGTAGTGGAACAGGCTTTTCAGATCGAGTTTCCATGCGTGGCAGAAAGCCGAACCCTACTCCGGTCTCCAACGTCGTACCATTGCCGGTCCAGGGGCAGGGGCTTGAAATTCCCGAGATCGAGATCAGCGAGCCGAACTGGCTCCTCACGGTCAATGTCAAGCAATGGGGACAGCGCCGCGCGAAAATCGCCAGCGAGCGCTGGAAGACCCTGACGCAAAGCCTTGCGCGCAAGGGGCTTCTTGACGTGGACAACGACGTCTTGATCGAAATGGCAGCCGGCGCATATGCCGATTGGAAATTGGCCGAGGCTCATGTGGCGCGATACGGGGTGATGATCCAGGCGCCGAAGACCAAGGTCATGATGCACAACCCGTACAAGGCGATCGCCGACGCAGCGATGAAGCGGGTCATGGCGGCCGAGCGCGAGCTTGGAATCCCGCCGACCGAACGTGGGCGCGCCGAAAAGGCGCCGCCGAGATCCGGAAGGAAGAAACGCGCCGCCGATGACTACCTTGGCAACAAGTGACCCGGTCACATTCTGGGCTGAAGAGGTTGTCGACGGTTGGATTACATCAGGGCAGTACGGCCGGCTGGCGTGCCAGCGCCACCTCAATGACCTGAAGACCGGTCATGAACGCGGCCTCGAATGGCGGCCGGAAGCGGCTCGGAAGGCGCTTGGTTTTTTCCCGTCCGTCCTGATGGTTACGGCTGGCGCGATGGCGAACACGCCGTTCCATCTTCCGAGCTATACGACGTTTGTCGTCGGTTCTTTGTTTGGGTGGTACCGGAAAGACAGCAATCGCCTGCGGTACCGAACAGCGTGGGTGGAGGCGGGGAAGGGACAGATCAAGTCGCCCGTAGCGGCTGCACTCGGTCTGTACACGATGTTCGCTCGTGGCATCCCGCGTGCTGAGTGCTACGCGATCGCCAAGGACCGAAACCAGGCGAACGTTCTGTTCGGTGATGCGGTGGCGATGGCCAACGCGGAAATGCCTGAGGCGGAATTCGATGGCGAGAGCCTCGTGTCCCGCGGCACCATTCTGGCGCGCGGTACCGGCGACATGACGTGGATGCTCGAGCATCCGGAAAGTGGGTCGAAGTTTCGCTCCCTAGCGGGTGACGAAAAAGTCAACGGCCCGCGCCCGTCGTATGTTGCAGCCGACGAGATCCATGAGTGGAAGTCGGACGGCGCTCTGAAGACTTGGAAATCTGCTGGCGCTAAGATGCCGGGCGATTTTCTGCTGTGGATGTCAACGAACACCCCGGCGGCCGACCAGGTTGTCGCGACGGAATGGAGCCAACTGCATCAGCGCATCCTGCGCGGTGAAGCCGAGGACGATTCCGCGTTCGCCTTCATCGCTCGCGTCGATCCGACCGACAAGCCGTTCGAGGACGAAAGCTGCTGGCCTAAGTCGATGCCCTGCCTCGGCATCACGTTCCCGATCGAGAACGTGCGCATCGAGGTTAACTCGGCACGAAACTCGGTCGGTATGCGTTTGAGCACTGAGCGCTTGTATTTCGGCGTTCCTGTCGGATCCTCGGAATATTGGATCGATCTAGATTTCTGGGATGCGGTACAGGGCGTTGTCGATCTGGACGATATCGACGGTCGCGATGTGTATCTGTCGCTCGACCTGTCGAAGAAGAACGACCTGACCGCACTGGGAATTGGTTGGCTCGACCGGAATGGCATCCTGCAGGCGACGGTCCAATACTGGAAGCCAAAGGAAAAGCTGAAAGAGAAGGCCGAAGAGGACCACGCTCAGTATGTCGAGTGGGCCGCATCCGTGCCGCCGCTGCTGAATTTGGTGCCGGGCCGCTCGATCGAATACGAGTTCATCGCCGTGCTCATCAAGAAGCTGGTTGCGCAGCACTCGATTGCGGCGCTGGTCGTTGACCCGGCTTATCTGACCGACTTCCGCAAGGCCTGCGACAACGTCGGCTTGGACGTATGGGTGTGGGACCCCGACGAGGACGCTGGATCTGGCCTGAAGATCATGATTCACGGGCAGGGCCGCCTCGGCATGCAGTCGAAGAAGGCATTGTGGATGCCGCGTTCGCTGCAGAAATTCGAAGACCGAATCCTTCAGCGCAAGATCGTTATCGACGAAAGTCCGATCACCAAGTGGTGCTCGGGCAATGCGGCGATCCAGCCTGACGCGCAGAACAACCGGTTTTTCATCAAGAAGCACCAGCGCGGCCGTATCGACGGCATGACTGTTCTCGCGATGCTGTCGGGAGCGGTCGATCTAGTCGATCTTGCGGAGGACTCGGCTTGGGACACCGACGATCTGGACGGACTGGAAGCTCGGATCGAGGCCGAGATGGCCGCCTTGGAAGCGCAGATACCGCACGTTTATTGAAGTTTGGAGCACCTCATGCGCTTGCTTAGGTTCGCCGGCCGCTGCATGCGGCCCGCCTTGTCATTTCTGGGTGCCGTGGTTCCGTCGCTGGTCCGCGACGGGATCGGTATTACCGGTATCGGGGTCTTCAGCTACGGCGCCTGGCTGATTTATCAGCCGGCTGGTTACATCGTCCTTGGGCTATTCCTGATGGCGATCGCTGTTCTGCTGGCAAGGCGTTCGGCATGAGAGGGCTATTCGGAGCCCTCGTCGCAGGCGGCGGGGCTAGCGACCGCAAGTTGGAAGAGCGCACTGGTCTCGTCGACGAGATGTGGGCCGATTTCTTCGGTGGCATGGCGGCATCCAAGTCGGGTGTCTCCGTTAACTGGAAGTCCGCCTTGTCCGTAACGACGGTTCTTGCGTGCGCGCGGGTACGCGCCGACGGTCTCGCTTCGGTACCGTGGAAGCTCTATCAGCGCGTCGAAAAGAGCGTGAATGGGAAGTCGCGGCCGGATCGTCGCGAGGCGCGGGAACATCCGCTTTACGACCTCTTGGCGACGGCGCCAAACGAATGGATGACCAGTCTCGAATTCCGCGAGACGATCAGCCTTCACATCGATCTGACCGGTGACGCCTACGTTTTCAAGAACGAAGTTCGTGGCGAGATCACGGAAATGATCCTGCTCGAGCGCAGCCGGGTGACGCACAAGCAGAACGCCGACTATTCGATGAGCTACACGCTTCGTGGCCTTGATGGATCGCAGGTTACCCTGACATCGAAGCAAATCTGGCACATCAAAGGGCCGTCCTGGGACACCATCGGCGGCCTCAACATCGTGCAGCTGGCTCGCGAGGCAATCGGCTTGGCGCTCGCGACCGAAGAAAGTCACGCCAGCTTCCATCGCAACGGCGCGCGGCCCAGTGGGGTGCTGTCGGCGGAAGGGGCTATCGGCGATGCAAGCATGGTCCGGCTTGCGGCATGGGTCCGTCGCCACTTCGGCGGGACGCAGAACGCCGGCAAGATCATGGTCGTTGACCGTGCCGCAAAGTTTACGCCGGTGCAAATGTCCGGCGTCGACGCCCAGCATATAGAGACCCGGAAATTCCAGGTCGAGCGCATCTGTGAAGTCATGCGAGTGATGCCGATCATGATTGGCTTCTCCGGTGACAAGAACCAGACCTTCGCGTCGGCGGAGCATATGTTCCTCGCTCATCTGATCCATTGCGTTCGGCCAATTCATCGCCGCGTGGGCGGCTCTGGTGATCTCCACCTCCTGTCGAAGGCCGACAGGAAAAAGGGCTTCTACACGGGGTTCGTCGATTCCGATTTTCTCAGCCCGAGCGTCGAGGCAAAAGGGAAATACAATCAGATCGCGCTGGGCGGACCGAACAACCCGGGCTGGGTGACGCAAAACGACGTCCGGGGCTGGGACGAGATGGACGCCGTCGAAGGCGGCGATAGGCTTTACGTGCCGGCGAACATGGTCGCTCTCGGCGAGGACGGAACCCCGATATTGCTAGCACCGCCGGAGGCGGCGCCTACTGGAGAATGAGCATGGATCATCTGGAAACCGGCCTGATCGAAGTGAAGTTCTCCCAGACCTCGTCAGAAGAGGGTACCTTCACCGGTTACGGGGCTGTGTTCGGGAACATCGACTCCCACGGCGACATCATTGAGAAGGGCGCCTTCAAGAACAGCCTGCGCGAGTGGGAAGGCAAGGGCAAGCTGCCGAAGATGCTGCTCCAGCACGGCGGGTTCTTCGGCCCGGTCGACGACATGTTGCCGGTCGGCAAGTGGACCTCGATGGAGGAAAACAGCAAGGGCCTGAAGGTCGAAGGGAAGCTTTTTGCCCTCAACACCGATCGCGGCGGACTGATTTATGAAGGCCTTAAGAGTGGCGAGCTTGACGGTCTGTCGATCGGCTACAAGTCGAAGAAGCACCGCATGGGCACGAAGCCCCAGGATCCGACCCGCTGGCTCGAGGAAGTTGATCTCAAGGAGGTCAGCATTGTGACCTGGGGATCCAACGATCGAGCACTGATCAGCGGCGTCAAAGCGCTCGATCTCTTCAATCCGCGCGAACTCGAGCGCGATCTGAAAACAATTCTTTCGGGTGCCGACGCCGTGAAGGCCGTCGCCATCGTGAAGAAGCACCTTCAGCGTGATGCTGATGGCCAACCCACGACGTCTTCTCGTGACGAGGAAGCCGCGATGGAACTGCTCGCAGAGCTCAAGAAGCTCCGGGTGGCTTGATCCACTTCTGACAAACGGAGGGCGCAATGCCCGAACTCAAGGACGTGCTGGACGATGTCCAGCGCGAAGTGAAGAAATTTGGCGACGACGTCACCAGCCTGAAGACCTCGATGGAGCGAGACCTCAAGTCCGTTCGCGAACTCGCCGAGAAAGCCGGTACCGATATCGGGGGGCAGCTCAAGAAGGACCTCGAAAACCTGTCCAAGGGCGTCGAGGAAAAGCATTCCGCGATCGAAACCAAGGTCAAGGAAATGCTCGAGAAGGCCGAGAAGGATTCGGCCGCTCTGATTGAGCTTGAAAAGAAGTTCAATCGTCCTGGCGCCGGCAATCCCGGCGACGAGGGCAAGCTCATCGAGGAGGCGACCGAATTTAAGCGTGTTGCCATGTCTCGTCGCGGTGAGCTGAAGACCACGACCAGTCTGAGGCCGGAAGACACCAACGTCGACGAGTACAAGGCCTATCACGACGCCTTCAAAATGTCGCTTCGCAGGGAAGTCAACTTCCTGTCGACCGAAGAGCAGAAGGCCATGATGGTCGGCTCCGATCCGGACGGCGGCTATCTTGTGCCGACGGCCACCAGCTCGCGTATCATCACCAAGGTGTACGAGACTTCGCCGATCGACGAGCTCGCCTACCACGAGTCGATTTCGACGGATGCAATCGAAATTCCGGTCGATACCGACGAAGCTGGCGCTGGCTGGGTTGGGGAAACCGAATCTCGCCCCGAGACATCCACGCCTCAGGTCGGCGTGCAGCGTATTCCGGTTCACGAGATCTATGCAAAGCCGAAGGCAACGCAGCAGCTCCTCGAGGACGCCGGCGTCGATGTAGAAGCCTGGCTTGAACGCAAGGTGTCCGAGAAGTTCGCCCGCATGCGTGCGCTTGCGTTCATCTCCGGCAACGGCATCAAAAAGCCGCGCGGCATCTTGACCTATCCCGCCGGCAGCAACGGTGTCCGCGGCACGATCGCTCAGATCGCTTCCGGAAACGCAACCGCGCTGACGGCTGACGGACTGATTACCCTGACCTTCAGCTTGAAGGACAAGTACCTGGCCAACGCCAACTGGCTGATGAAGCGTGGCACGGTCGGCGCGATCATGCTCTTTAAGGATCTGCAGGGTCAGTATATCTGGCGTCCAGGCCTTGAAGCCGGCAAGCCGTCCGTCCTTCTTGGCTACAACGTGCGTCGTGCCGACGACATGCCTTCTGTTGGTGCCGGTGCACTCCCGGTAGCCTTCGGGGATTTCCGCGCTGGATACACGGTCGTGGATCGTCTCGGCATCCGCACCCTGCGCGATCCATATTCCTCCAAGCCGTTTGTCGAATTCTACACCCGCCAGCGCGTGGGTGGCGACGTCGTCGACTTCGAGGCATACGCCCTGCAGGTCGTTTCGGCCTAATCCAACCCGCTCCACGATGAGGGCGCGATATCAGTCGCGCCCTTTCTCTCTCGTCGCCCGGTGAGCGCCAACGCCCGGGCCATCATGGAGGCTCCCATGCGGGACCTGATCAACAATCTCGACTTCAAGCGTGCAATTTCCCCGGCTGCGGCAGTGACGGACAACACGGCGTTCGTTTCGCAGATCCTCGATCGCCTCGGCTCTGAAGCCGTTGCGCTCATCATTCTCCTCGGTTCGCTTGCAGATGCCGACGCGACTTTCGCCGTCACGTTCGAACACGGCGATGCCGCCAACCTTTCCGATGCGGCTGCTGTGCCTGCCGATCAGATGAACGGCACACTGACCCTCGCCAGCTTCGACTTCTCGGCTGACAATCTCATCCGAAAGATCGGCTATACGGGCGGTAAGCGCTACGTCCGGGCAACAATCACCCCGTCGAACAACACCGGCAACGTCTTCCTGGCGGCAGGCTGGATCCTTGGCAAGAACAACATGCGACCCACGCCCAACCCGCCTACTTAACAGCGGGCTGAATTCCGTGGGGGCGGCTTCAAGTCGGCGCGTTCAGCGCCGGCTTCTTCTCAAAAATTCAACGACGAAGGAAAACCGCCATGAAAGGCACTGTAAAACAGAGCTTCCCGTTCGCATTCGACGGGTCGAACTTTCTTCACCTGAAGGAAGGGGACGATTTCCCGCCTGCAGGATATTCGGTCCAGGACAAGACATTCCAAGGCCTCAAGGATGCCGGATTTATCGAAGCGGCAAAGGCAAAGACGGTCGATCCGGCCGACGAGGAGCTGAATCGTCGCATCATCGATGCGCTCGACAAGAGGCTGTCGGCGATGTCCGACGAAGAGCTGAAGGCAGTCATCGCGCGCCGTGGCACGCCGTTCAGCGGAAATATGGTCCACGCCGTCCTGGTCACCGAGGCCAAGACGCAAATGCTGGTCGAAATGGAAGGCAAGGCACCGGCCGTCGGCGTCGATCCCAACTCCGGCGTGACCGAGCAGCCGCTATCGAAGCCCGGCGAAGCAACGCCGCCGTCTGCAGCTGCCGCTGTTCAACAGCAGCAGGCCGCCCAAGAGGCGGCCGAGCAGAACCAGCAGGGCGAGCAGTCGAATGACGGTGCCGGTGAAAACAAGGCCACGAACCAGTTCGGTCAGCCGCTGCCGGATCAGTCGAAGTCGGACGAAAAGAGCGAAGCCGAGCTCAACACCATGAACAAGGCCGACCTCGAAGCCTACGCGGCCGAGCGGAAGATCGACATTTCGAATGCCAAGACCAAGGCCGATTACATCGAGGCCTTGAAGCCGAAGAAGTAAGCGGCGCTTCGGTGCCGTAGCAAAAGGAGATATCGGTGCGCCAGTCTTTTACCATAGTTACGCCGGCGCCCGATCTCTCCCTTCTGACCATCCAGCAACTGCGCGCCGCGGCCGGGCTGGATGACGGTGATACCAGCCGCGACGCTGAATTGACGGCCCTCGGCGTGGCTATCTCGACCGATATCGCCGCCGCCTGCAATGTCGCGACGGACGGGCAGCGGCCGCCTACACTGCGATCCGAGGCAGTGACCGAAACCTTCTGGAGCTATGACAAGCCCCTTGAGATGTTTCTGTCGCGCCGGTTCGTTTCGGCTGTCACCGCCGTTTCTGAGCAAGGATCGGCACTCACGGTTCCAGATTATTACCTAAATGCGGATGCGGGGCTGCTGCTTCGAGGGCAGAGCGGGCTTCCATGGTGCTGGCGCGATGGTGTTGTATCGGTGTCCTACACCGCCGGCTTCGCGACTGTGCCGCCGGATTTGGCAGCTGCAGCCAGTGACTTTGCCCGCATTCGCCTGTCCTCGAACTCGCGAGATCCGCTCGTGAAGTCGGAAAGCATCGAGGTACCGGATGTGCGGTCGACAAAGGTCGATTACTGGGTTGGCGCACTGCCAGGCGCGACGTCCGGCCCAGTACCGCCAGAAATCATGATGCGCTTGTCGCGCTTCACGAACGTATCGATCGCCTGACGCCATGGCACCGACATTCACGCCCGCCGTTGCTATTGCCGATGTCGACAAGGCGCTTGCGGAAACGGGCCAGAACGTGACGCTGCGCCGGTACACGGCGCCTTCAGGAAGTCCGCGACCAAAGACAGACCTTGGTGTGCGCGCTTTCGTGCGTCCCTTGAAGGACGAGGAGCTTGTCGGGCGTTTCGACCACACATACTCGAAGGTGATTTTCAGCCCAACCGATTCAGCGGCACTGCTGCCGATGAAGAAGGATGACAAGGTTGTCATCGACGATCGCGAACGGAACGTCGAGTTCCCGAAGCACATCCGGTACCAAGACGTTCTGGTTCGGATCGAATTGCTGGTCGCCGGCTGATGGCAACGCTTGAGACGTTCGATCGAGAACTGAAGCTGGCGTCGGCCGGATTGGATCCTCGGACGATCAATCGCCACCTGGCTGACTTCGCGCGGGCGGAGCTGCGCAAGGCGCAGGCTGCCGGCGCGAGCCGGATTTACCAGCTGTACGTCAACGGTCGCCCGGCGCTCTCGGAATACGAGGTCGAGGCTCCGGGGCCGATCGTCTATCAGTTCTCGATGTGGAATGAGATCGTCGCATATGCGCTTTCCGAGCTGCAGCGCCGATCGCCGGTCAGGACCGGCCGGTTTCGAAATTCCTTCATCGTTCTCATTGATGGCAAAGCCGTGTCATCTGCCAAGGATATCCCGGCGACGGCCGAGATCATTATCACCAACTTTCAGCCGTATATCCGCAAAGCGGAAGGCGGGCTGCTGGGAACGAAGCGGTTTGCAATCTTCGACGGAACCAAGCGGGCGTTGACGCGCCGGTTCGGCAATGAGGGGCGCACCTCGTCGGGTTATCTGTTCGAGACGAAGTGGCTGAACATCGCGGCGGGCGTTCACCCTGAGATCCCGTACATCCTGAAACACAGCGCCGGGCGGCGGAAAGACCGGCAGCGCGGCATGCCGATCAGCTACCCTGCGGTGATCATGACCATGGTGATGTGATGGCCACGCCAGAAGCGTTCGATGCGATCAAGGAGGCGTTGGACTTCTCCTGGAGCGAGACAGAGATCACCTATGAGAACGACGGCTTCGAGCCTCCGGACACGCAGGAGCCGTTCGTTTACGTCGAGGTCGTCGGTGATGTCATCGAACAGGACACGTTCGGCGATCCAGGCGCAAACGAATGGGTGGAAGAGGGTGCCGTCTACCTGCACGTCATGGTGCCGAACGGTACCGGATCGCGGGACGCGCGCGGGATCGCCAAACGCCTGACCGACCTTTTCCGTGAAATTCCGATTGGCACCATGCATTTCGAGCGCATGTCGATCGGGAGCGGCGATCCCGGCCGCAACTTTCCGAACTTCTGGGCCATGACGGCCAGCATCGGTTGGTATCGCCGCGATATCACCGGCACCTGATCCAAGTTTCCGGTCAAACCGGATGCCGAACACGCGCCTTCGGCAAGCGCGCACCGGCCAGTCACGACGACTCGCCAATCCCTCAGATGGAGCCTTATCATGGCCGTTGCTGCTGGTTCACAGACCCGCCTCGCATACATCCTCCAGACGGCTGCGGGCGCTATTCCCGCCACGCCGGCATGGCAGACCCTCCGTTACGTGACGGAAGGCCTGACGCTCGACAAGCAGACCGATACGCCTGACGAAGTGCGTCCGGACCGCAACGTTTCGGACATCGTCGACGTCGGTCGCGTGGTGCAGGGGCCGATCAACACGCTGCTGTCTTACGGTACGTTCGACGATTTCTTTTCAGCCCTGCTTTGCAACGACTGGTCGACCAACGTCCTGAAGAACGGCAATGTCGAGAAGATCCTCGCGTTCGAGAAGACGTTCAAGCTCGGTGTGAACAACAGCTTCATTCGGTTTATCGACTGCCGATTGAATACCCTCGACCTTCAGTTGACCGCGAAACAGAGCATCACGGCAAACTGGGGCATCCAGGGTCTCAGCAGCCCGGCGCCAGCGTCTGCGATCCTCACTGGGGCAACCTATCTCGATCCGACCACCACGCCGGTGCTCAATGCTGCGCTGAACGTCGGCGCCCTCACGATGACGGGCATAACGGCAACGCCGAAGATCCAGTCGCTATCGATGCGGATCACGAACAACCTCTACTCGGACGACGTGATCGGCCAGTACGAAACCTACAATATCGGGCTTGGCCGCTTCGAAGTTTCGGGCAGCATGACGGTATTGTTCGAAAGCGCCGATCTCTACTCCGCCGTCCGCGCCCACGATGACCTGACGCTGTCGGTCACCGCCGGCGCTTCGACCGGCAACAAGTACAAGATCGATCTTCACAAGATCAAGGCGATGAACGGTTCTCCGCTTGGAAACGGCAACGGCCGTTCCGTCATCATGGAAGTGCCGTTCATGGCCAAGTACGACGGCACGGCCGCCGCCTCGATCACCGTGACGAGGGCTGTGGCATGACCAAGAAGGCCGATCCGAAGCTCGTCGTCTTCACGCCGGCCGTGGGCTTCACCGGATATCCGTTCGGTGATGCCGTTCATTTCGATGCCGGTGGTGACAGCATCCCCGTTCCCGAAGATTTCGCCATTCTCATGCGTGAGAAGGGCCATGTTGCTCCGGGGACGCAATTCCGCGAACCCAAGAAGGAAACCGAATGACCGTCGTTCTCGCATCCCTGAAGGCTGATCTGAAGCGCGAAAAAGAGGGCGCCTGGATTGATTACCCGGATTGGCCGGGTGTTGCCTTCAACGTGTCGTCCATTCAGCTGCCGGCCTATGTGACCGCCCGCGATCTTCTCTTCCAGAAGCTGGCTCGCAAATACAAGAAGAAGCCAATTCCGAAGCTGGTTTTGTCCGTCGAGCTTGGCCGGCTCTATGCCGCCCACCTTCTGCATGGCTGGCGAGGCCTCGATGTCCAGTACACGCCAGACACAGCGATGGAGACGCTGACCGCGCCCGAATATCGCGACGTGGTCATCGCCGTTGAATACTGTGCCGCCCAGGTTTCCGAGATCAACGTCAAGTTCCTCGATGAAGAAGGCGACGACGGTGAGCAGGGCGAGGAAGACGAAGGCGACGACGGGGACGAAGAGGGAAACTCAAGGCAGCCTTCCGAAATCGCCTGAGGCGGGAGGGAACTGCACAATTCTCCGGCTGGCTGGCGGAGATCGCCGCCGCAAATCCCGACGAAGCCTGGGTTCAACCGACGAGCGAGGGTGAGGAAAACGAAGAGGCCGAGCCGCGGGAGTGGCACGCACTCTATTTCCGCGCCTTCGATGCATTGCGATATGACCGAGGCTACCTGATGGGCGGCGGTCAGACACCCATCTCCTACCTCGCCTACCGGGCCTATGCGCTCGATCACGCCATTCCCATCGAGGATTTCGCGATGTTTCGCGAGACCATGTACCAGCTCGATGGCGTTTATCTCCAGATGGAAGGTGAGAAGGCAAGGCTGCGCCGAGCTTCTCAACCTGAAACCGGCGGGCAGTAGCCCGCCGCGTTCCCTCCCTGATTCCTCCCCGCAAAGGTTCGTTGATGGTCGTTGAACTGCGCTCGCTGCGCATCGTCTCAGATTTCAGTGCCGAGAAATATGTTTCTGGCATGAACGAGAAGATTGCCGCCGATCGCGCAGGCGTAGCCTCGAGCAAGGCGGCAGGCGCCGCGATCGAAGAGCAGAAGATCAAGGTATCGTCGGCGGTACCGCTGATTGAGAAGCTCAGCCGGAGCTATGTCGACGGCTATGGAACCGCTGCGAAGTTCAACACCGAAATGCTGAAGTTGGCGAGGTCTCAAGACAGTGCCGCTTCGACGGTCGAGCACCTCGAGCTGGTTTACACCGGGCTGCAGAAGAAGTTCGGGCTTATCGCCGACGCCACCGAATTGCAGCGCCGAGGTTATACGCAGCTGGCGGCTGCGATCGAGAACGTCAACACGAGGCTGAACCAGAGCGGCGGTGCCGAGAAGGTTTCCGCGCAGGCTGCCCGGATCGAGCAGCTTCGCCTGACGCTCGACCCCGCTTATGTCTCTGCGCAGCGTCTGTCGGCCGAGCTCGCAGAATTGGCCGAGGCCGAGCGCTTGGGCGTGCAGATCACCGGCGGATATGAGCGTGCGCTGGATGCGATTATTCTGAAGCATGACGCCACGGCGGCCGCGGCCAGGCGTCAGCGCGACGAGTACGCACGGTTGGCTCAGGAGGGCAGGGAGGCCGCTGCTGCTGATCGCGCGCAGAACAGCTTTAACCAGCAACTTGGCATGTTTGGCGGGACTGGCCTGCGAGCGTCTGACTCTGCATCCGTCTTCGCAGAGCAGCTCTCGAGACAGGAAGAATTGGCGCGACTGCGCATGCAGCAACAGGCCGACCAGTTCTCGGCTGATCTGCGCAGGCGATTTGCGAACGATAATTCGACTTCGGCCAGGGATTCGGCATCGGTCTTCTCTGCTGAGTTCGACCGGGTCGATGAGTTGAACCGCCTTCGATCCCAGCAGCAGGGCGCCGGCTTCACGCAGGACCTAAACCAGCGTCTTGGCGTCAACGGATTTGGCACGTCCGCACGCGCTTCCGCGCAGGCTTTTGAGGAAGCAGCTCGCGCGGCGGAAGACCTCGACCGTAGAACGGCTTCCTTGCGCGCCCAGATCGATCCGGTTGGCGCGGCCCAGGCTCGTTTGAATGCCGAGCTGGCCGAATACGACATGCTGGCGTCCAAGGCGAAAATTTCGACCGAGGAGCTCGCGCAGGCCCACGTCCTTGCCCGGCAGAAGTTTGATGCCACAGCGAAGGAGATTGATCGGCAGGGCAAGACTGGCGTCAGGGGCTTGCCATCATACCAAGCGACGAACCTGCTCTATCAGGGCACCGACGTCGTCCAGTCGCTGGCGCTCGGCATGCCTTTGATCCAAGTTTTTCTGCAGCAGGGTCCGCAGATCGCTCAGATCTTCTATCAGGCTGAAGGTTCGATGCAGGCGCTGCTGGGTCTGATCAACCCAGTTGCGGTGGGGCTCACCGCCATTACCGCGGCGGCCTTGCTCGGTGCTAAAGCCTGGAATGACTACCTAACTTCGATCAAGGCCGTCGAGACGGCCGCTTCGGGCCTCGGCCGCGGGACGGCCGGTACCGCTGAACAGATGGAAACTGCAGCCCGAGCCGGTGCTGACGCGGCTAACATCTCGATCACATCTGCCCGCGCCATGGAAGCGCAGTTCCTTCGCACCGGCAGGATCGGGTACGAGAACTTCGAATCGCTGATCTCGATCTCGAAGGATTTCGGTGCCACGATCGGCGTCGATGCCGACAAAGCAGGTGCCGCATTGGCGGAGATGTTTGCTGACCCAGGCAAGGCAGCCGATACATTGTTTCGTCAGTATGGGCTCATCAACGGTGCGACTGCGGAATATGCCCGGCGGCTTGCTGCGCAAAACCGAGTGTCGGAAGCGCAAGCAGTGCTCCTCGACGCCATGCCGAACCAGCTTGCTGACGCTGCAGAGGCGACCACCGCCCTCGGCCGTGCGTGGGAGAGCGTAGCCAAGAATGCATCGGACGCCTGGGACGCCGTTGGAAAGGCGATCGATACGGCCCTCTCTGCCGATGATCGCTTGACAGGCTCGGCTCTCAACAAGTCGATTGCCGATGCAGAATCCAGGCTGAAAAGCATCCGGGCTGGCTCGATCCTGGACGGGCTGTACGGGGGCACAAACGCTCGCGCCGGCGGTGTGCGCGCCGACCTCGATGTGCTTTACGCGATGCGGAACCGAGAGCTGGAGGCCGAAGAGCGCCGTCGTCAAGCTGCACGTGATCGCCAGGATGCAATCAATGCGTCTGTTGCAGTCGGGATCGCTGACAATTCACCCGCAACGGCTGACCGTCGTCGTCGGGAGGAGCTTGAGGACCAGATCCGCGCACTTCGCGATCAGAGAAGCTCAACCAACATCAGCGCGCAGCAGGGTGCTTCGATTGATATAGCTATCGAAGCAAAGACGAGAGCGCTCGATGGGTTGATCAATCGTCAGCAGCGTTCGCTTGAGCTCGACCGCCTCGATATTCAGATCCAGAATGAACGCAATCCTTTGCTTCGCGCCGAACTGGAAGCCCGCCGTACGCGCGTGCAGATGTCCGATCAGGAGATTGCCTCCTACCGGATCTCCGAAGAAGCGCAGCGTGCACGAACCAGGGTCATTGAGGAGACCATCGCAGCCGGTGCCGCCCAATCTGGCGATATGCAAATCGAGCTCGGTTTCCGGACGCGCCTGAACGATCTGGTCGAGGCAGGAAACCTTACGCGAACCGATGCCAATCGCCTTCTTCAGGAGGAGGTCTCTCTTCGCCCGCTCATGGCCGCGGCTGCGATGGCCGAGGGACAGGAGCGTGAACGCCTCCTGCAGGTCATTGACCAGCTGCGGACGGCATACGCTGGCTTGGCAGAGGAGCAGGAGCGCTCGGCTGCGATCGACTATCTTACCTCCCTCAATGAGCGGATGGAGCAGTTGCGCCTTGAGGCATCGCTCCTCGGCGAAAACGAGATGGTTCGTGGTCGCGCGAACGCAGCGCTCGAGGCAGAGCAGCGGATCCGCCGGATAGGGCTCGATCCGGGCAGCGAGCTTGCTGATCGCATCCGCGCTGAGACTGATGCACTGGCGGAGCAAACCCGCGAGGTCGAACGCCAGGCGGAAGCATGGAAGAAGGTCCAGTCCGCAACCGAAAGCGCGCTCGATGGTGCGATTGATAAATTGGCGGAGGGCGATCTCAAAGGAGCTCTGAAGACAGCAGCTGACGATTTGAGAAAGATGGTATTGGAGTTGGGCGTTAAGAACGTCGCATCCAATGGTCTGCTGGGAACCGATAAGCCGACCCTGTCGGACGTGGGCGGGTTTAGCGGCATCATCGCTCGGTTGTTCGGCGGCTCCAAGGCTGATCCGGCAAGTCTTGCTAAGAATGCACTGAGCAGCGCCGTCGGCACAATGTCAGTTACCGCCGGGGCCGTTGTCGTCAATGGTGGGATCGGCGGCGGCTTACCTGGTGTAAGTCGCCTTCAATCACCCGCAAACTCCAATGATCCGTTCAAGGCGATTCTCGGAGACGGAAGCGGTGGTTTGAAGGCTGCAGGGGCGACCCGCGACGGTATCGCACTGTCGGAAATTGTCGCCGCAAACGGCATGACCGCGAAAGTCTCCTCGCAGTATGCTGGTAGGTTTCAAGGGCTTCTGAATGATTTGAAGGCAGCCGGCTACAACATCACGTCCCTTGGTGAAGGCGGATATAGCTATAGAAACGTTGCGGGAACCGGGAAACTCTCTCGTCACGCCTTTGGCGAGGCGCTCGATATCAATCCCAGACAGAACCCTTGGAGCCACAATTTCCAGACGGACATGCCGTCGAACATCAATGAACTTGCTCGTCGCAACGGGTTAACCTGGGGCGGAACTTGGCGAAAGCCGGACACAATGCATTTTCAGGTTGATCCCAGCATTAAACCTGCGAATGAGGCTGCACTTGCATTTACCCGTGTGGCACGAAGCGCTGATGCGACAACGCAAGGACTTGGTACGTTCGGTGGCGGCTTGAACCAGATTGGCAGCGCGCTTTCGCAGTTTCCTGCCGCCCCCCAGGGCGGTGCTGGAGGCGGCGGTCTCTTCGGGTGGCTCGGTAAGCTATTCAGCAGCCCGTTTATTCCTAACGGTGCTCAAGCAACGTTCGCGGCGAGTGGGGGCATCGGCCTTTACGCCAACGGCGGCGTGTCCGATCGTCCGGCTATCTTTGGTGAAGGTCCGCTGCCGGAAGCAGCGGTACCATTGCCGGACGGGCGTCGCATCCCGGTCCAACTGAACCTGCAGGGCTCCATGGGGCGTTCCCGCACAGTCAGCCGTACGACCAACTTTTACAATGCGCCCGCAGGATACGACGTTACCGTCGAGGACGAGGATGACGGCCAGGGCAACGAAAAGACCAACGTCGTATTTTCGAAGGTCGCGGCGAACGAAGCGCAACGGCATGGTTCACCGCTCAACAAGACATTGCGGGCAATGGGTGCCAGAGCGCCGAGGAGAAAGCGTTGACGATTCCAGCTTACCCCTCGGAGCTCCCGCCGCCGCTTCGTAATGACTACAGCGAGCAGTTCGGCGACGGCCGATCGTTTTTCAGAAACGATGCTGGGCCATCCGTGCCGGGGCAGCTCTTTGCGGCCGTCATGGATCCGATCTCCTACAGCACGAGGATCAACCGGTGGCAGCTTGGCTTATTCGACAGCTTCTTCCTCGATACCCTGAAGCGGGGGATTGTCCCCTTTACCATGCCTGCCTCCCTGACAGATGGGTATACGATCTTGGACGAGAACGCCGTTGAGTTGCTCGATGAAAACGACGAGCCGTTGATCTATTCCGAGACGATGCTCGTGCGGTTTGCCGACGATGGGCTTCCCGCACGAACCTCAGTGCAGGCCGATGCGTTCCGCGTTTCCTTTCGCCTTGTGGTGCTGCCAACGTGACATTTCTCATCTCGCCGGCGGCTCGCCGCTTTCAAGATGGTGAACCGGTCGATGATTACGAGGTCGTGCTGGTTCGCATCTCGCACCCGGATTTGCTGGAGGATATCTATCTGTCCTCCGACGATAAAGACATCTTTTCGTACGATCCGTACATCCGCGGAACGCGCTCCGACTGGCTTGGCGAGGAACGGGAGTTCCTTTTCATTACCATGGGCATCGATCTTCCAGACGACAAAACGGACAGCCTGATGCAGTCGTCTTTGGTTCTCGAAGTGCTCGATAGTGAGATTGCAGCCATCCTCACTTCGACGATCGAGCCAGCGACGGTCGACATGGCGCTCGTTATGCGGTCCAGCCCTGATTTTGTTGAGCGCAAGTTTATGGGGCTGGAAATGGAGGGGGCGGACGGCGACGGCGGAAGCATCTCGCTCTCGTCGAGCCGACAGAATGTTCTGAGTGAGCCTTGTCCGTGTGACCGGATGACGAAAGAACGTTTTCCGGGGCTACACCCATGACCATGCACTGGTCTGCTGCCTTTGTCGGGATGCCCTATGAGGATTTTGGCAGGACAGAGAGCGGTTGCGATTGCTGGGGACTTATCCGGCTCGTCCTTACTTCGATCAAAGGCCTGGCGCTGCCAAGCTACGACGACGTCTCGCCGGAGGAGCTTTCGGAAATTGCGGCCATCGTTCGGAGGGAAATCGACGCTGGCACATGGTTTCCGGCCGAGACTGCTCGCGAGTTCGATGTGTCTGTTTTCCGTCGCGGCCGATTCGATAGCCACGTTGGCATCATGGTCGACAGTCGCCGCATGCTGCACGCGGACAAATACGCCGGCGGGGCGAGGGTCGAGCGGATCGACACCAGCCGCTGGACTTCACAGTTTGTCGGCTTTTTCCGGCATCGGGACCTGATCTAATCTGATGATAAAAAGCGTAGCCGCCCCAGGGGATGAAGCCGTGCATGTAACGGTGATGCCGCTATTTGATCCCAAGGACGGGCGGAGGAAGTTTTTCGTCTCGCAGGGTCAGACGATTTCCCAAATCATTACCGCGGCGTTCCCTCAGGCCTCGCCCTCGCTGCTCGAGCGGCTTCGAGTGACATTGGTGAGGATGGCCGGTCTGGAACCGGTCGACCGACGGGTGTGGAACTGGGTCAAGCCGAAGGCGGGTGTGCATGTTGTCGTCCGCGTGGTGCCGGCTGGACCTGCTATCCTGCCGGTTCTTCAGTTGCTTACGACGGTTGCATCGTCAGCCGCAGCTACCGCTATCGGGACTGCGCTGAACCTAAGTGCATTCGCGCAATCCATCCTGTCCTTCGCGCTCGTAACGGCCGGCGGTCTCCTCTTGAATGCGCTGTTCAAGCCGAAACAGCCCGATGCTGACAAGGAGAAGCCGTCATTCGTTATTTCGGGCTGGCGAAACCAAGGCGAGCCCGACGGCGTCGTTCCTTTCATCGCTGGCAAGATCCGCGTCGCTCCGCGCTTTGCGGCTGGTACTTGGACTGAGATCGTCGGGGACCTGATCTATATCCGCTCGGCTTTTCTTTGGGGATATGGCCCGTTGGCCGTGACCGACCTCAAGATTGGCGAAACCTCGACTACAAAATACGACGAACTGAAAATCGAGACGCAGTACGGAAAGGAAGGGGACGACCCCCTGACGCTCTACCCCACTCAGGTCATCGAGGAAAGCATCGGCGCCGAGCTGGTGAAGGAAGAGCCGCTTGATGACTACGGCGAGCCGACAGGCGACCCGCCCGAGGAAAAGCCGGTCACGCGCTTCACGGCCGCTGACTCCTCTGAGGCCTGCGTCATCTTCTTGTTTGAAGGCGGTCTTTTCGAGACAGATGGCGATAGCCAGAAGTCGAAGACCGTTGAGATCGAAGTTGCGACGCGCCTGATTGGCGCACCCGCATTCGACGTCGTTGAAACACTGCTGTTTGAAGAGGAAAAGACAAAGTCGTTTTTTCGAGCTTACCGCTGGACGCTCAGAAACCACGACGGCGTGCCAACAAGAGGACGGTACGAGGTTCAACTCACGCGAAAGAGCAAGAACGATAAGGACATTGGAGACCAGGACGATGTGAAGTGGTTTGCTCTTCAGTCGTTCCGCCCGGAATCACCGTTCAACTTCTTCAAGCCTCATGCGAAATCGTTGGTACGGGTAAAGGGTACGAATCAGCTTAACGGTAGCCTCGATGCCTTCAACGGTGTTGTCTCTGCCGAGATGCGCGACTGGGACGGCTCAGACTGGGAGACGGTCGCCGAAACGCAGAATCCGGCATCTTTCGCTCTTCTAGCCCTCACAGGTGACCGCCTCGCATATCCGGCGAGCGATGACGAGATTGATTGGCCCGCTTTTGAAGACTGGCATGAATTCTGCGCGGAGACAGAGCTCGCGTACAACCGCAACCACGACTTCGAACCGGATCTGGACGAAGTGCTCTCTGCATGCGGTGCGGCGGGCAGGGCGGCTGTTTGGTGGGACGGTGAAAAGTGGACTGTGACGATCGATCGTCAGCGGACGATCGTGGATGATCATATCAGTCCTCGGAATGCTTCGAACTTCCGCTGGTCGACGAAGTATTTCCGCCCGCCGGATGCTCACCGCGTCACTTTCCTGGACGAGACAAATGATTTCCTCGAGGCTGAACGCATTGTGCCCTGGCCAGCCGATGTTCGTTTTGAGACGAAAGCGACCATGGACGCCGATCTGTCTCATCGCGCCGGAAAGCGCGCTGAGGTCTTTGCCGATTTGACGACGAGCAACAACGGCTACTACCGTAAAGTCGGCCCGGTTGGGTCGGGTAGCTGGGTGCTGAAGCCGATCGACGTTACCGAGGCGCTTGAACTGCCGGGCAAGACGCATCCGGATGAAATCTGGATCGAAACTCGCCGGCTGCAGTATGAGCGCATCTACAGAAACACGATCTACAGCGCGACCCAGCGCGGTTCTATTCGTCGAGCGGCGCCCGGCAGCTTGGTGATGCTTGCCCGTGATGTGCTGAAGAAGGCGATGCACTCCGGACGAGTGACAGCCATTCATCATAATCGCGTCGAAGTGGACGCAGTGTTTGAGATGGTCGAGGGCCAAGAATATGGGCTTCGGTTCCGCGTCTACGATGACGACGAAGATGGCTATGGCATTTCGACGCTCCGAACAATCAAGACTGTTGTAGGAGCCAACCGAGCTGTTTCGTTGACAGGAGATGGAGACACTCCGAAGGTCGGCGACCTCGTTCACTTTGGACCGGTTCAGCGAGATAGCATCCCCGTAGTCGTCTCTGCGGTAGAGCGTGGCAACGACAATTCGTCGATCATTCAAATGATGCCGGCGGCAGACGAAATGCACGAGAAGGTGGCCGCGGAAGTACCACCGACATGGAGCGGCCGGGTTGGGGCGAATGTTGGCGGATCGAGCGAGGTGCCGCCGAAGCCAGTCGTAACGGCTGTGCGTAGTGGCGTGACCGGCACAGGCGATCCTGACGGTCTGAGGATCCGCCTTCGCCCTGGGAGCAACAGTCCGGTCATCATCGGCCGCTTTGAAATCCAACACAAGTTGACGGGGGCGGGGAGCTGGTCAACGCCGGTCTCCGTTTCGGCCTCGTCGGGCGTTCTGACAATTCCGGGCTACGTCTTTGGCAACTCGGTCGAGTGGCAGCCGAGATCGATATCCAAAGACGGCGTCCCCAGTGATTGGGGCGTCTCCAGGACGACTGTAATCGGCTCTGAAGATCCTGCCGCGCCTGGGGCGCTCAACGCCGGTCTCATCGTCATCAGCGGTGGTCTTGGGAAGGCCGATGTATTCCTGACCGTTCCTGAGGATGCGGAGACCACAACGCATGTCCAACTCTACCGAAACACCTCCGGTATCTTCAGTGAATCCGACGCTACCCTTGCTCCAATCCCTGTCGCGGCCGGAGGATCTTACAGCCGCGTCCTGGGTGATGCTTCGCGCGTCACCAAACTCGCAAATGGTGACTTCTCTGCGGCAGCTCCTCCCCCCACAACAGGAGCAGGATGGACCGTAGGAAGCGGTAAGGCAAATCATGCGGCAGGCACGGCCGGGACACTTTCTTGGACTGGGCTCACACTCACCGCGGGAAAGCACTATCGCTATAGCTTCACCATCGACAGCATCACAGGATCGAGCGCCGCGGCGTCCGCGCGGCTCACCGGCGGGAGCAGCGTGATCGGCCCAAACCATACGGTGTCCGGCGTCAGCTACGGTGCCCTGACGGCGGTGTCCGGAAATACCGGTTTTGCGATCAATGCCAATACAAACGCAGTGGCACAGATCGACGGCGTGGCGCTTTACGAAGAGACCGCGACCTGCCTTTCGCAGGGCACTCACCACGTTTGGCTGCGGCCGTTCAACGGCGAGACGGCCGGGCCGCTTTCCGGCCCCTACACCATTCTAGTCACCTAAATTGAGAGAATCATATGACCGGAATCCGTCTCACCGATAAGGCTCCGGCTGCAACGGTTGAAAAGCTCGTGGGCATCCGTACGACGCCCACAACCCGTGTGGCGCAGATCACGGTAGATGATCTCGCTGAGCAACTTCTTGCTGGTAAGGTCGGAACAGAGATCGACAAGGCGGGAACTGCTGCTTCCGCGGGTATCCGCTCGGCCAAGACCTGGGCAGAGCTTGCGGCCGTCGCGGGCACCGCGGCATTGCAGAAGGGGGAGGTGACGGATGATGCCGGCACGCACACCGATCCGGTTGTCGGCGGGACTGTTCCGAACAAGGGTATTTTCAGCTGGTCGGTCTCGCCGGCCGGGTGGAAACGCACCGGTGAATACATTGACGTCCGCGCGAACACCGTTTCGGGCGCTGGCATCGCCACCGGTAGCACTCCGGTCGGGGACAACCCTGTCATCACCGTTCCCAAAGCCACGAGCACGACCGTTCGCGACAATCAGAACGATACCGAGGCCGTCACGCCAAGCATGATGGACGTCGGACTGGAAGCGGATTTTGGCGATCGGGTTCTCGACGAGGACTTCGCGGCAGTGTTGCTCCGAGACGGGAACGGCGTGCCGATCATCGCATCGAACTATGACGGGACTGCATACATCCGCTCCACCTTCGAGTTCACGGACGCCGAGTTCGAGTCGGTTGAGGTTGACGAGGCTTTGGTCATCCAGAGAGCCAAGCGTTGGGGATCCAACAAGTGGGAGAACGGTCCGCTCAAGGACTTGCCTGCTCGATTTGATGGTGCGTCCGCGACCATCGACGCCGGCAATGTCGTTGCGCTATTGGATCGAGAGATCAAGGCAACGTTCAACGACGTCAGCCCGAGAGACCCCAAGATCGTCGATAGCGACCTCGTTTATAAGACCGTCACCGGCGGGCTGGTCAGCACCGTGAAGGAGGATCTGCTGGCGAAGAACTCGCTGGCAGCGGGTACCACGAAGGTGAACGCCATCTACGGTGTCGGCCAGTCAACAGGCATCGGTCGCGAATGCTTTCCGCTTCTGAGTACGACTGCACTCAACCCCGGCCGTTCACTGATGCACAAGGGCTGCGGCATGCGCGTCACGGGCACGGTGCAAACCAGCTCATATGTCAACACGCCGGTCGCCAAGAGTGATCTCGTCGAGTGGGTCGATGCGTTTGAGCGGCTGGATAGCATCAGCGGTGAAACGCCGTTTTCCGCCATGGGCAACCGTCTGGTGACATCGGGCGCCTATGCGGCCACCGAAGCGTTTCTGTTCACGACGGTCGGCGTTGGTGGCACCGGCTACATGCAGAACAAGAAGGGCACCGTGCCCTACGCCAATTTGCTGGCGGCCATCAAGCGCGACTGGATCATGTGCCAGACGCTTGGCATCCCCATGGAAGTCTCGATCGACGTGTTCTTCGGACAAAACGATCGAGGTGCGGCGGCCGGCGTCGTCAAGGGCTACCTGGTGCAGTGGCAGTCTGATCTG